CCGTGCTCGAATCACTCAGCCACTGCGCGTGCAGTGCCAGGTCATCGGCTGTGATTGTGTCGGTGCTCATGGTGCGAAAGGGTGGGTTGATGAACAGTTGGCCTTCATGCAGGAATCCGCCGGTGCCGAAGCTGGGCGGATACCAGGTGCCGGTGATGGTGGTCATGCCGCCACCTCATGCCGCCTGCGCTGCTTCGGCCGGCGGTGTTGCTCCGGCAGCACCTGGCCCTTAATGCGGGCGTAGCGGGCATTCACGGCGGCCCAGACTTCTTCGTCCTTGAACTCAAAGTGGACGGTGCCTTTCTTGTAGGCACGAAACCGGAAGAAGCCCCACTCGTACCACTGACCCGGCCAGAACACACCATCGGCAGGTTTAGTGGGTTGGCCCACCTCGGCGTAGTTCCGGCCGGTGATAAAACACAGCGCCTTGATCAGATCCTGGATCTCATCCGCCTGGCTGCCGTAGCTCTTCACGTTCACACCCTTGCCCGACCAGCAGACCTCAGCCATGTAGGCCCGAATGAACCGGCGGTTCAGCATGTAGCCCGAGTTCGTCACCCAGCCCTCCACGCCGTAGCGGTTCTCGGCCGTGTGGCGGGTCAGCGTGTCGATCGCCTGCTCTACCGCACGGTCCACCCGCTGCTCCTGCGTGCCGGCGACGATCTGCAGCATCCGGTAGATGTTCCGTTCGGTGAACGGAATCCGGCTCTGCTTCTCTACGAAGGCGTTGATGTCCTTGGCCAGCTGTGACGTGGCCAGCTGCGCCGGTAGGAACTCAGCAAAGACGTGCTTCCAAGCGGCCTTCTGCAGATCCTTCCTGAACCGGTTGCGTGTCACCGGTGCACCCTCGATCGTGACCTGCAGGCCCAGCTCCTGGCCGAAGAAGCCATCCAGCACACCCCGCAGACGGGTGCCGGCCTCCACCTGCTGGTCGTAGATGCGGCAGGCCTCCACGTAGCGGTTCACAATGTCCCGGCTGCGGCGATAGGGGATCAGCCCTTCGCCTTGCGCTTCGATCTCATCTGGCCCGAGGTAGAACCCCTCGAACTCATCACCACCAGGCCGGCTGCCTGGCTTCGTCAGCCGCACCAGCCCCACGGCTACCTTGGTGGGCCGCTCGGCGGTGGTGAAGCACTCCCCGAGAGGCTCCTTCGATCCGTAGGCCTCGATCAGATGGCTCAGCTGCTGCTGCAGCCGGGTGCCGGGCCTGCTGGTATACGGGTTGCCGCGCCAGTCGCTGACCGTGGCCCAGTTGCACAGGGCCACGATCTCGCACCCCGGCGGGGCGATCTCCCAGGCGTGCAGGATGTGGGCCTCATCCGCCGAGAACGGCGGGTTCATCACGATCAGATCCACGTGGCTGACCTGGTGGGCCTCTACCTGCAGGAAGTCGTGCCCCAGGTAGTAACCGCCTCGCAGGCTGGTGAGCATGTTCCGCAGCCGCGGTTCCTTCTCGCACCACAGCACCTCCGCCGCGCCACGATCCAGGCACTCGCGCACCAGGTTCCCGCTGCCAGCGCTGGGCTCCAGCACCGTCTTGCCCCGCAGGTCGAGCGGGTCCAGCATCTCGGCCGCTACTTCCGGCGGGGTGGGGTAGAAGTCGGGGTTGAACATCACGCCACCTCCAACCGATCGAGCCAGTGGACGGCGTAGGCGCCGTGGCCATTGCTGATCTCAGCAAGGCCCGCCGCGTTGACCGCTGCCAGCCGGCGGCTGACGGTGGGCTGGCTACAGCGCCAGCGCTTGCACAGTTCGTCAGTGCGCAGGCGGCCAGGCTCAGGCGCCAGCACTGCCAAATCGAGGTAGTCGAGCAGGGTGCGATCACGAACCGCAGGCCGCAGGGCAACGAAACGACGAATGGGGATTCGGATGGCTGTCATTTCACCCCCACCACCAAGGTGAGCAAGGCAACAAAGGCAACAGACGCCAGCACCGCCCACAGCAGGATGCGCATGGTGGCCAGCCGCCGATCGAGCTGCTGCAGATAGCCCAGTGGCACCAGCCGGTAGGCGGCGGGTGTAGGGGGCTGGCGGAAGTTCGGCAGGTTCAGGGTCATGGGATCAGGGCGATGGGTCACAGCTCGGCCACCTGCCGCCGCAAGGTCTGCAGCACGGTGGCGGTAACGGACTTGGGGCTGAAATACTCCAGCTGCGCGTCAATCAGCGTCAGCACCTGCTGGCTGCGATGCTCCGCCGACTGGCGCCAGCCGGTGCGCGTAGCGCTGTCGACGGTGATCAGCTCCATCGCTGCTGCGAGCTCCCGCTCCCGCACGTCCAGGGCCGCCGCACGGGCAGCCGTCTGGGCGTCGAGGTCGTGGGATGCTTCGGCCAGGATCCGATCGAGCATCTCCCGCAGGGCGGTGAGGTTGTCCATCAGAAGGGCACCTCCTCTTCGCTGATGGGGCCACTTGACTCCCACGCTGAGCCGCCGGGGGTGGCGGCAGCGGCGGGCTTGGTGGGGGCGGGCTTCGGGGCAGGCCGGCCCTGGCCTTGCGGTTGCGACTGATGTTCCCCGCCTTCGTTGTCGCGCTTGCTGCTCAGCAGCTCCAGCCGATCAACGGTCACAACCCATTTTGACTTCTCTTCGCCGCTGGCGCGATCGGTCCATTTTTGCTGGTTGATCCGTCCGTAGACAGCCAACTGACTGCCCTTGCGCACGTAGTCGGCCGCAATCTGGGCCTGCTTGCCCCAGATTTCCAGGTTGAACCAATCCGGAGCTTCGTCACGCTTGTAAGCGTTGACCGCTAGGGAAAGATTGGCGACCATCGTGCCGCTTTCAAAATAACGAAGTTCAGGATCACGGCCTGCGCGGCCAATTAGGGAAACGAGGTTCATCGGAATAGTGCGGTTGTGAAAGCGGATCAGGCAGCGGCAGCGTCAGCCGGTAGGGACCAGGCTGCCGGTAGGTCGTCGGGGTCGTCCTGCTCGTCGGGGTCGTCAGGCAGGAAGCCGTTGTCGTGCAGGTCGTCCCCAAGTGCTTCCTGCGTGGAGTTCACGGCCAGCGCTGCCGCCGGCGCCCGCTCAGGCATGTCGACAGCCTCCTCAGCCTGCACCCCCAGGGCCTCCCCGGTGCGGCTGTCTTGCCCTGCATTCCAGGCCTGGATAGCGGCGGGGCTGTTCAGTGCCTGGTTCAGGATCTGGGCCTGGAGCTTGGCGGCCATGGCCTCCAGGGGTTGAGCGCTGTTGCACTGCACCAGCAGGGCCTGCATGCCGAATGCGGTCAGCCCCACGGCGCGGGCCTTGGCGCGGATCTGCTCGGTCACGGGCATCGGCTTGGCGCCATCGTCAAGCCAGGCGGCCATCTCAGAGCCAAGGGCCTCGGACGGATCAGTGATGCAGCGATCCTGAAACTTCCCGGATCGATCTTTGATCACGGTGAGGATGTGCTCGGTCGACAGCTCGAACAGCATGTCGAACTCGTACTCGATGCCCTTGCCTTGTTCCGGGGTGAGGCCGACTCGCTTCGGCGCCGACTTGCCGTTTCCACTGGCCTCGGTCGTCCATTCGGTCTTCGATCGCATGGTGGCGATCACGTGGCCGGGAAAGTCGAGGATTGCGTCGACCAGTGAGCGCTGCAGCGGGGTGCCGTCGCTCCAGGCCGACCAGGTGTTGCCCCGATACTTGGCCTTGGCCAGGGCGTCAACCTCGGCCAGCAGCTGCTGCCAGGCGTGGGTGAGGCTGTCGATGATGAGCACGTCGTAGCCGGCTTGCCCGGCTTCACGGATCGCCTTCACGTAGTCAGCAACGCGGTGCTCGCCTGATTCCAGGTTGCATACGTCAAAGTCGAATCGATCGGCGTACTTGCTGGCGGTGCGGCGCTCGCTGTCGATCAGAGCGATCTTGCCGCCGATGCCGGTAGCAAGGCGCAGGCTGGTGAAGGTCTTGCCGGCTCCAGACGGGCCAAAGATCGCCGCTCGGAGCTTGGCCGCCTCCTTGGTGGCCTTGATGAATGCCATGGTGGTGGTGGGTGGTGGCTTGTCGCATCATACCGTAGCGGTTGCAAAACCGCATCGCGTTCCGCCACTTGCAATACGTGCAATTTGCCGCCAGCTTGTGGTACGGGCGTACTAAAACCTCCCCACTGGCTTGCCTGAGCATGATCCGGATCCACGTTGCCAACCACGCCGAGGCCGACGCCGCCTGGCGCATGCTCACCCACGTGCCGGACCGCGACTGGCAGCCGATCGAGCTCTACCTCGACGGCCACGGCCCCCTCTACCAGGCGATCAGGACAGAGGCCGGCGATCAGTCCGCAACTCCGCCCGCAGCTGCTCCGGGCCGTAGCTGCCCTGCTTGAGGCCCCGCACCACTCGAATCACCTCGGCGATCGCGTGCATCTCGCTCTCGAGCTCCTCCCGGCTGAGCGTGGTGTCACCGACGATCAGGGCCTTCAGCCGGCGCTGGCGGGCCTTGTCCTCCACCGGGTAGGCATCGATCAGCTCATCGCTGCCGCGCTTCGGGCCCCAGCCTCGCTCGACAATGAGTTCCTCCAGCAGGGCTGAAAGGCCATCGCTCAGCCGGCGAGCCTCAGCAGGGCTCAGGGATGCGGCGCTGAGGTAGGGCAGCTCCAGGTAGCCAGCGAGCACCTCCATCGCTCGGTTGAAGCGCAACGGCTGGTCGGGCTGGTCAGGATCCTCCAGCCAGCAGGCATCGGTGAGCCACTGGTCACGGATGCCCCAGCCGCTGTGCGGGCCGAACTTCGCCCACGCCTTGCGCTCACCGCCTGTCTGCCAGACCCAGATCGCCTCGTTCGCTGCCGAAAGGGCGTCGACGTGCCGCCAGTTGGCGCCGCGCACCTGCCTGCCGTTGCGAATCCGGCTGATCACCGTGGAGTCAAGGAGGCCCTGCTCACCCAGGGCCCAGGCCGCGATGGCCACCAGCTGGTCATGGCTGAGGCCACTGCGCCCCAGCCAGTGGTTCAGCATGGCCGCCAGGTGTTCGGTGCCATGCTCATGCCGCTCAGTGGCCAGCCGCAACGGCTCAGAGCGGCCTCGGATCGGTGGCGGTGGTTCCTCCGGGCTATTGCTGAACGGCATCGGAATACCCGGGTGGGCGCCTGCTGTGATTTTCATTCTGAACCGTATTGATTGCCTTTCAATGGTGCCCGGTAACAATCGCTACAGCTTCCGTCACTGATCGGGCGATTCCCGCCCTGCCGCCGGCCTGCTGCACGTGCTCGATGAAGGCCGTCTGCTCCTTGGTGGCCCTGCCAGTGGCCGACTTCACCTCCACCGCGGTGAAAACCGCTAGCTCCTGGCCCACCATCTCAGGAGTGACGGTGACCGTCCGGTAGCCGATCAGATCGCTGCTGCCGGGGCACAGGCCGAACGTCACCATTCGGCCGTGCTGGTCGAGCAGGCGGCCGACGTTGTTGCGCCACAGCCTGGCGGGACCGGTGCTGCATGCCAGGCGGATCTGCTGCTGAATCTGCTGCTCAGTAGCCATCAGTGCGGTTGCGGATCTGCACCGCCATCATGCCGACCGGAAAGCTGGGGGAACACGCCGCGAACCCATGAAGGCTGCCCTCGCCCCCGTGATGACCGCTGCATCGCTGAGCGTGGTCGTCGGTGCGGCCTACATCGCTGACTGCCGGTTCAACAAGGGCGCCACCTTTGATGGCTGCTGGATGACCGGCGGCAGCCTGATGGGCATCGGGTTTGGCGCAGGAGGTGGTGCCGCTGTCGGCTGGAAGGCCGGCTTCAACACCCTCAACCCTGCCCTGCGCCGCCCCGAGGACAACGCACCCGCCACCGACGGCGCCGACCGGTGGCGCACCGGGCCTGATCTGCCATGACTCGCCGCCTACTGGACTGCGTACGACACAGCGATCTGCAGCTCTCCCATCACCGGGCGTTCTGGGAGGCGGTGGAGGCCCACCTGCCGCCCGGGGCGCTGGCGAACGATGGCGAGCTGGGCAGCATCTGGATCTCAGCAGTGCCACCGAAGCCGGGCACCGACGACATGGTGAGCATGGCCCAGGCTACCGCCGTGTTCGGTCGGGCGCCCACGGCTGAGCAGCTGGTCGATCTGAACGCTTGCCTCCGGCGGTTCGACATCACCACCACCGCCCGCATCCGGCACTTCCTCGCGCAGGTGGCGCACGAAAGCGGTGGACTCCGGTGGATGCTGGAGCTCGCTTCCGGTGACGCCTACAACGGTCGGGCGGACCTGGGCAACACCCAGCGTGGTGATGGGCCGCGGTTCAAGGGGGCCGGGGTGCTGCAGATCACCGGCCGCTTCAACTACCAGCGGCTGGCTGATGCCGTGGGAGATCCCGGCGTGATGACCGGTGCCGCCTACGTCGCAGCCAGGTATCCGTTCACATCCGCGGGGCTGTGGTGGCAGCAGAACGGCATCAATGCCCTGGTGGATGCGGGGGCCACGGTGCGAAAGGTGTCGGCCAGGGTGAACGGCCGCGATCCGGCCAACGGCCTGGCCGATCGAGAGGCCTGCTACCAGCGGGCCGTGGCGGCGATCCCCATGGGCATGCAGGTGCAACAGCCGGTGCTGGTGGTGCCGCCAGCGGCAGGGAGCCGTAACCCCCTGCCGGTGCCGTACTTCGCGCAGCTCGACAGCGCCACCGACCAGGCGCGGCGGATGTGCTTCAGCAGCTCCTGCGCCATGCTGTTGGCGTGCCTCAGGCCCGGCATCCTTCACGGACCCAACGGCGACGACCAGTACCTGGCCAGGGTCAGGCAGTTCGGCGATACCACCAGCGCGATTGCCCAGGTGCAGGCGTTGGGGTCGTATGAGGTGCAAGCGGACTTCACGAAACGGGCCGACTTCTCCACACTGGAGCGCAGCATCGACGCCGGCTTTCCGGTGCCCTGCGGCTACCTGCACCGCGGGCCGGTTGACGCGCCGGCTGGTGATGGCCACTGGCTGATCGTTGTCGGCTACGACGCTACCCACGTCATTGTTCACGATCCCCTTGGAGAGGCTGACCTGGTGACGGGTGCCACGCTGCCAAAGCCCGCCAGATTCTGCCGCTACAGCCGCAAGAACTTCGGCCGCCGGTGGATGATCGAAGGCCCCGGCAGCGGCTGGGCGATCGTGGTGCAGCGATGAACGATTCCATGCGCCTCGGACCGTGGGCCGCTGGTGTAGGCGCAGGAATCGCGGTGGCCATCGCCGGGAACTATATCAACGGCGGCAATGAAATCAGGGCTAAACTGGTTCAAGTAGCTATTGAACAGGCAAAAACTAACGAAATCCTAGCCATATTATGCAAGCAGCAAGAAGAAAAAGACGCAGTTGACAAGCGGCAAGATGCCGAACTTGAAGAACTGCGACTTAAGCTAGAAAGAAATCGCATCCGCTAAACAGTAAGCATCTGCCCGCTATAGCTCAGGAAACTTGTATTGCCCAGCACTGTCGGGCTCTCGGCTTTCTGGCGATTGAGCAACTGAATTGCAAAGTGCTGCCCCAGCTCCAGGCCACGACGCACGGATGACGGGCTATGGATCCCAGCCCAGATTCGGCCCCAGCTCATATGGCTGGCCATCAAATCCAACTCCTCATGGAGGCGAACGAGGCCCAGCGATGGCACGGGGCCATCAGCAAACCAAGCCTTAAGCAACGTGAAGCCCACACCCGCCAAAACGGCATGCCCGCTTGGATCATCGCTGTGCAGGGGGCTCCCTGGGGCGTAGGCCATCGGCAGGAAGTCGCCAATCTGATCGATGATCCATTGCCCCCGCTCACGAAATGACGGGTGGAGCTCACCAGCAATGGCGCGGGGCCACAGCTCCTCCGGCCGCTGACGGCGGGCGCCGAAGAACTTCAACTTCCACGCGCAACGCATCGCAGGGGCGGCCGCTTCTGCTATCGAGCACTGCAGATCGACAGCGCCGCCATTCCTGACGAACGGCACCTCGTTTGGCCTGGTGGCAAACCGGCTGGAATACGACGCACCGGCCGCCAGCAGCAGGCGGGCAATCAGATCAGGGATCTCGATCGGCGGATCCTGATCAGCGAGGCTGGCAATATCGCGGCCGGTGGCGATTGGCTCGGGATGCGGACTCAGCGACTGAGGTCGCGGCACGTTGCCCCGCTGCAGCGCAGCCCATTCGTCAGCCGTCGCTCCATACGAGCCCAACCGCCGACGGGAGGCAAAGCTCAGCGGCGCACCCCAGCCTGACGGGACGTTGGCCGCCAACAGGGCGCCAAGTCGCGGGCCCCGCCTGCCTGCATGGATTCGAAATAAGCCGTCTGCACCATGCTGCCGGCAAAGCTGTGCCGTCAGGTTGGCGCTAGTGCTAAAGGTTCCCTCGACGGCAAATTCCGCCAGGATCTGCGCCAGCCGATTAGCAAGGGGGTGGATATTGATCGCCTCAAGCGGAACATCCCTAAGCAACGCGGCGCCAGCCACTTCGAGCAGTTCGGCGGCGGTTTCGGCGCTCTCATCCTCAGGCACAGCAATGCGCAGGCGCGGGGCCGGAAAGGCGCCGATACCGGCCTGGGGATCGATCAACTTCCTGGCGCCGGGTCGAGGCAAGGCGTCCATGGCAGCCTGCCTGGCAACACGGTCGGTGATCGCCAGCGCTGCCGCCAGCGCTACGGGGTCGTGGCCTTTGGCAAAGGGCTTGAGAGGCATGGTGGTGGGTTGCCGGTGGGTCAGGGCGAGCCCTGTGGCTGGAGGTTTCCGGGAGGGCGCGGGCGCTCACCGGCTCGGCAGCATCGTTTGCAGCTGGCGCAGCACGTAGACGGCCTTGCCGCACTGCCTGAACGCGCCAGGCCGCTCACGCTTGGCAATCTCCTGAAGCTGCTCCATCGCTCGCTCTGCGGCCCTGAGGCGCTCGCATGCTTGCAGAAAGGCCGACTCGAATAACTGTGGCGTCTTCACCACCTTGGCAGGCGGCTCGTAGAGCGCCGGCTTGCTGGCCACCTTCACGTAAGCAGGCTCCGGCTTTTGCTCGTCGGCGGCGGGCTGGATCACCTCTACAACTTTGATCAGGTTCAACGCCTGAATCTGCCGGTACTCCTCGGCGGCAACCTGATCCCTCCATTCAAATGCAGGATGCAAAGGCGCATCATCAGGCCGCGATTCATCGACAACATCTTTGGCGGTCAACTTGCCACGCTCGGCATGAATGCGCTTCAGCTCCTCGCCGGCGGTCTGTGCGTCAATCGCCTCATCATCGAACTCTTTGTAATCGTTGGTGAATCGATAATTGGCCATGGTGATTTGGGGTTAAGTGGGAAGGGGACGCTTCCGTCCCCTTAGTCTGCCGACGCTGCATGGCCTTACCCGGCCAATCCGCGCCTTGACGTGCCAGCGATGGCTGGCCTCACCAGGTCCGGCAGTGCCTCGCCTAGCCTTGCCTGCGATGGCGCACCTCGCGTCCCCGTGCGCCGCCTTACCTAGCCAGCCGTGCCTGATTATCTCCATCACACGATCTCAAACAAGCCAAAGCCAAGCCCGGCGCTCATCTTCGAGTCCGGCCGACCTTCGCCGATGCCAACCTGCAGCCCGACCCGCGCCACCAGGTTCACGACATCATCGCCGGTGAGCATGCCGGCGTCATAGCGAATCCTGAGTGTTGCACCCCATTCTCGATACATCGGCCGGCACCGTAGATCGATCACGCCGGTGGCATTTCTGGTAGGAGCTACCCACTGCTCAGCCTCGCCCTCTGTCAGCCTGACCAGCGGGGCTCCGTCTACACGGTCGAAGCCATCCTGCTCAACCGTGAAGGCCAGCTTGGCGTGGGTCATCTTGAACCCGCAGGCGCGACATGCACTGATGGCACCGTTGCGAAACGCGGCGGCATGGATGCCCTCCCATCCGTCGTCGCTGATGTGCTTGGCGCCCTCGAACAACGCATCAAAATCCTTAGCTTCACGTGTCTTGCGCGACCTTGAAGCACTACCGGTTTCCTGGGCCTTGCGCATCATCTGCATGGCTTTCGCGCTGAAGCGGTTGATCACCAGCGGAGTGGTGCCCTTGATGTTGATGGCAAGGCGTTGGAAGTTTGGCGGTGTGATGACCACCTGCATGGTCGTAGATGGGCTAGCCATTGCCAAAAATTGCGATGAGGGTTAGGCAGATAACGACGGTGCAGCAGAAAACGGTGACAGACCAGTCGTTCATCGGTTAACTCCTAATTTGGAGAAAATTTGAAGATGGCTTGGAGTTGGTGGGGGTCTGATCATGGCCCCGCCCCCAACTGCCGGTCCAGCTCCAGCACCCTGGCCAGCGGCACCATCGCCACCTGCGGCACCACCGCATTGCCCAAGGCCTTCAGGCGGTCCATCCAGTCGGGAACCCCATCAGGATCTCCACGGAATCGGGGTGAGCCACTTGGGGGTCCGTAGAGCAGACTCTCAACCCTTCCACTAAACGTGACATCCGTGAGTCCTCGCTGCCACGAAATCGCGTCCGGCAGGTGCCCTTGTATTCGGTAGCACTCGGGGTAGGCAACTGCCCACCACCGATCACGTACGTGCCAAGCTCCAAGATCGGCAGCTGATACGCATGCCCATTCACAGTCATACCCATTCGCGGCCAGCGCTCCGACCACGGCTCCCAGGTGCCCGTCAAGTATTGCCGCCACGTTTTCCATGACGACGAACTGTGGTCGTACCACGCGAACGATTCGGAGCAGCTGATAGAACAGGCCGGAACGGGTGTCATGTCCAAGGCCACGACGTTGCCCTGCGATCGATAAGTCCTGGCAGGGAAATCCACCGCAAACAATGTCGGCTGAACCGGGCTCGGGTTCATAGGTGCAGATGTCATCGTGAATAGGGACAGTGGGCCAGTGCTTACGAAGGATCCGCTGGCAGTACGGCTCGCGCTCCACGAACTGAACCGTCTCGATCTCGCCTAGCCAGCGTGCCGCCAGCGAGAAGCCGCCGATGCCGCTGAAGGTGTCGATCATGCGGAGAGTCACGCCACCCCCGCCCAGTGACCCTTCGCCTGCCGGGCAGCCAGGACATGCCGGGCCCAGCCGCGGGGGTTCTTCATCCCCCGACGCTTGCCCACATCGATCAGGGCCTCCAGGGTGGTGGCCTCGCCCTGCTCGCGGCGCTGCTCGCGCTGCAGCTGCAGCGGATCCACTTCCACAAGCTCACCATCCACATGCTCAAGCGCACGGCGTTCCGCCACGAAGCGATGGCCGCATTCCGGGCACTCGGGCAACCGGCTCGCCACGCTGCTGAAACAGGAGGGGCAAATCTTCACCGATAGCGTCGCCTCGCGCTGTCGCTTTTGCCGGCCCTCCAGCGTCCAGTCATGCACCTCCAGCGGGTGACCCAGCCTGGCGCGGTTGCCGACGTGATCCAGGATGATCAGGTCGCGCTTCCCCGGAGCAATCCGCAGCCCACGCCCGATCCCCTGCAGCCATGCCGTCAGACTCTGCGTCGGCCGCAGCCAGATCACCGCGTCGATCTCCGGCACGTCAACACCGGCGATCCAGAGCTGAGCGCAAGCAACAAGATCCAGGCGCCCGGCCCGCAGCCCAACGATCGCCTCGCGACGCTCCGCGTCATCGCTGCCGCCATGCACCGCCATCGCGCGGAATCCGGCCTGCTGCCACTGCTCGGCCACCGCATGGGCATGCGCAACGGTGGTGCAGAACGCCACGCCGCGCCGGCCGATGCACAACCGCTTCCAGTGGCTCAGCGCATCACCAACCACCGCCGGCTTCGACAGCAAGTCGCCCGCCTGGCCCTGATCAAACTCTCCCGCACGGCTGCGCAGGCCCGACAGGTCCAGCCCCGGTGGCTCGAATAGCCGCACCGGTGCCAGCAGGCCCTCCTCGATCAGTTCCGCGCTGCCGCAGGTCAGCACCAGCCGGTCGAACACCTCCCCCAGGCCCCGGCCATCCAGCCGTTGCGGAGTGCCGGTCAGACCCAGCAGCAACGGCCAGCCGGTGGCGGCCATCACCTTCTGGTAGCTGGTGGCTACCGCCAGATGGCATTCATCGATGATCACCAGATCCGGCCTCGGCAGCCGCGGGCGACGTACAGCAGTTTGAACGGCAACAATCTGCACCGCCGCTGAGTAGTCCGACGATCGGCCCGCACGGATCTGCCCGTGGCTGATGCCCGCAGCAGTCAACCGGGCGGACGTGTCGTCAAGGATCTCCCGCAGGTGAGCCAGGAACCACACCTTTCGGCCCTTAGCGACGGCTTGGCGGACGATTTCAGCGGCCGTTGCGGTTTTGCCGAATCCGGTAGGCGCCACCAGAATTGGTGCCCTGGCGCCTTGCGCATAGGCCAGTCGCAGATCAGCCAAGGCTTGAACTTGGCGGGGGCGAAGGATTGTGGTCAATGTCTTGTGGTGCGATATACTGAATGGGTCGCCTGCTGGCGGTCGTGGTTAGGCCTGGCGGGACGGGGCCCGGTACCGCTTAGATTGGTTAGGTTGGGCACGCCTGGGCATGGCTTGTCAGCAGAGGGGGCTTCGGCCCCCTTTGTCGTGAGCGCAACGCCTTGTGCCTGGTACGGGCGGAGGGTGGGGGTCATCGCGCCAGCCCCCATGCGATCGCCGCCACCAGGGCCAGCAGCGACAGGCTCAGGGCTGTTTCCAGCCGCTCGATCCTGTCCTTCACCTCCAGCCGCGTCTTGCGGCACGCCATGATTCCGCACCAGAACGCCAGGTAGTGCCCTTCGATGAATGCCTGCTTCGGCGACAGCTCGGTGCAGTTCGCCCAGGTAAACCGCCAGGCTTCTTCTGAGTACTGGCGGATCTCCAGCTCCTCGGCTGGGGTGGGGAGGGTGGGGGTCATGGGTGGTGTGGTGGCTTCATAGCTGCCACCCCGCACCGCCCCGGCTTACTGCCGCCCTTGACGGCACAGCACGAGCCTGGAGCCAGCGGCAGTCCTCAACGGGACCGTGATCAGCCGAGAGGCCACTCCCCGCCTTCCAGGGGCAGGGCACCCACCACCTGGTCCGGGCAGTGGCTGGCATCGGCATGGAGCAGGGGGGTGGTGGTGGCCAGCGAATCATAGCGTTTCGCATCCGCATCTGCACCGCTACACTGCGAACCTGAACCGCCACCGCACCATGCCCAGCTGGCCCACACCTGACGGCAAGACCACCATCACCCTTGAGCTGCCCCTGGAGCACGTCAGCCACCTCGACGCCCAGGCCAGCTACGAGGGCTGCAGCAGGGCCGCCTATGTCCGGCAGCTGATCCGCCGCGATATGGAGCGGCAGGGGCCCACACGCAGCACCGCAGCGGCCACGGCCTGACGGCATGGCCACAACTCTTGAGCAGGCAGCCGGCCGCTGGCCAGAGCTGCTGCAGTCCCTTGCTGGCCTGACGGCAGAGCAGCTCACTGATCAGCACCAACCCTGCCCGGCCTGTGGTGGCACCGATCGCTACCGGTGGGACCGCGACGACGGCCCCGGCGGCTGCTACTGCAACCAGTGCGGCGGCAAGGACCGCCAGGGCGGCGCCATGTCCGGCCTCGACCTGCTCATGCGCTGCACCGGCTGGGATCTGAAGCAGGCGCTGCGGAGGGTGGAGCAGCAGCTCGGCCTGCCATCTGATGCAGCTCCGCCCCGGGTCAAGCCCGCCGGCAAGCCCCACCGCATACCCGATACCCCACCGGCTGATGCTGCCGCGCCAGACCTTGGCCGCGCCGTGGCGCAGTGGTGCTACCGCGACACCGATGGGCGGCAGCTGTTCTGGATTCAGCGGATCGAGACCCCGAAGGGCAAGCTGTTCATCCATCGCACCTGGCTCGACGGTGGCTGGCACTTCCCCAGCAAGAGCGATCCCTTCACCTCCGAGTGGCCTGCACCCAGACCCCTCTACCGCCTCCCTGATCTGGCGGAGCGCACGGACGACCCGGTGCTCATCACCGAGGGGGAGAAGGTCGCTGATGCCGGCGCCGATCTCTTCCCCGGCCACGTGGTCACTGCCTGGTGCGGTGGCACCGGCGGCGTCCGCCACACCGACTGGTCGCCCCTCGCCGGCCGCACCGTGGTGCTCTGGCCGGACAACGACGACCCCGGTCGGAACTGCATGGCCAAGCTCGGCCCGAAGCTCCTGCAGCTTGGCTGCACCGTCTCGATCTTCAAGCCGCCGGCCGAGGCGCCGCCGAAGTTCGACCTCGCTGATGCCGCAGCGTTCGGCTGGACCCCGAAGCAGGCCGCCAAGGTGCTGGCTGATGGCCTGGTAGAGCTCCCGCCGCTACCACCAGAGCCCGAACCTGACCCGCCGGCCGCACCGCCCGCCGATCCGCCCGTCAGCCTGCCCGGGGCGCCGTTTGCTTGCCTGGGGTTCGACGGGGACTCCTACTACTACCAGCCCCACAACACCGGTCAGGTCATGAGACTCACCGGCCCTGGGCACACGTCCACCAACCTGCTGCGGATTGCCCTCATTCAGTATTGGCAGGCCGTCTACCCCAGCAAAACCGGCGCCGATTGGCAATCGGCTATCTCCTCTCTTTTCGCTCAGCAGGCCGCGGTAGGCGTCTACTCCCCCGATCGGATCCGTGGCCGCGGTGCCTGGTGGGATCAGGGTCGCTCCGTGTTGCATCTCGGTGATCGGCTGATCGTCGACGGTGACACCTACTCGGTGATGACCCCGCCGCCATCCCGCTTCAACTACCAGCGCCTCGCTTCGATCGATGTGCCGAGCGACCTGTCGCCGCTCACGGATCAGGAGGGCGCCGAGATCCTTGACATCGCGTCGCGCTTCCACTGGGAGGTACCCGCCTCCGGTCTGCTGCTTGGCGGATGGGCTGCCTTGGCGCCGATCTGCGGCGCACTGACCTGGCGGCCCCACGCCTGGCTTACCGCGTCCGCTGGCAGCGGGAAATCAGCCATCCTCGATCGATTCCTCGGCACCCTCCTCGACTCGCTGGCGATCTGGCCGGAGGGCAACACCACCGAGGCGTTCATCCGCCAAGAGCTCCGTGCTGATGCTCTGCCGGTGGTCTTCGACGAGGCAGAATCAAACGAGCGCAGCGACCGCGAACGGATTCAGAACATCCTCGCGCTTGCTCGCGTCGCCTCGAGCTCCGGCCGGGGGGTGATCGGCAAGGGCGGGGCTGACGGCGCCGCGCAGCGGTTCACCATCCGCTCAATGTTCCTGCTCTGCTCGATCAGCACCGCCCTCAAGCAAGGCGCCGATCAGAGCCGCTTTGCGCAGCTCACCCTGCGGAACCCCAGCCACATGCCGAAGGCTGACCGCATCGCTCACTGGAACGCCCTCGACCGAGATCTGACCGAGACGATCACCACCGAGGCCGGCCATCGGCTCCTGCTTCGCTCCGTGCAGCTGATCCCCGTGATCCGCGAGTCGGTCGCGGTGTTCCGCCGGGCTGCTGCTGATCGCTTCGACAGCCAGCGACAGGGCGATCAGTACGGCACCCTCCTGGCCGGCGCCTGGTCACTGATGAACAGCCACCCGGCCACCATCGACGACGCCTACAGCCTGATCGACGGCAACGACTGGGAGCCCTACCGCGAGGCTGCGGAAACCCCTGATGAGCAGCGCTGCATTCAGGTGCTACTCCAGCATCAGATCCGCGTTGAAGGGGATCGAGGCAACGGCTACCAGCGGACGATCGGGGAGCTTGTCGAGCTGGCGAATCCGGCCGCCGGCGCGACATCACTGGAGATCAGCAGCACCCAGGCAGCTGCGCACCTTGGCCGGATCGGGATTCGGGTGGATGGCGATCGGCTGCTGATCAGCAATACCGCCACCGGGATCGGACGGGTGCTGGCTGAAACGCCATGGGCCCATAGCTGGAGCACGGTGCTCAGTCGGCTGCCTGGAGCCGCCAAGGCAGGTGTCGTGCGGTTCCGCGGGCTGGGTGATGTGTCGCGGGCCGTCTCGCTGCCAATCCGGGGCCTGTAACGCCTCAGGCGTAACGAAAACAGGGTGCTGTAACGCGCCGGTAACGGGTCAGATCGCTGTGCCTGACTGCGATCTGGTGGAATGCGTTACCCGTTACGGTTTTGCGGGGGAATAGCCCCTAAGAGAAAGGGAAAGTGTTGTGCTGTGGTGTTGCGCTCTTACTACCCCCCCTTCTATCTATATCTGAAATTAGGTGTAACTACTGTAACAGTGCACCCAAGAACGTAGCGGTGGCGCGGGGTTTCGGGTGTTACGCCCCCCGTTACGCTTGCGTAACAGGCGTTACCCCGGTTCAGATGCCCATCCGCACCGATCGGTTATCCTGTGGTGGCCACCGCACCCCATCGCTAGCCATGGCACTCGAAGATCTGACCGCCACCGCTCAACACTTCCGCAACGCAGGATTCACAAATCTCGACATCGGCGCTCTCTTCATCGCCCAGGCCCTCGATCGCATCGCTGACGCACTGGAGGCTGGCGGGGGCATGCAGGGGCCGCCACAGCCCTCAGCCACCCCTGCAGCGCCGAAGGTGGCTCCTGGGCCCGACTGGATCACGCACAGGGTGCCGACGTACGAGGATGCGGATGAAGACGGCGAGGTGCAGATACTGACGCCCCCGGTGCCAGGCGAACGTCGCCAACCCATCCATGTCCAATGGGCGTCCGTCTACCCCGGCACTCCCTGGCATCCTGGTTGATCCGCTTGTGCAATCGCACCGGTTTGGTCCTAAGCTGTACCCGATCGCTGCGCTGATCCCCGTGCCGGCTGGCAGGCCCTCGAAGCTGACACCAGAGCTGGTGGCAAAGGCCCGCGAGATCGCAGCCGAAGGTCTGCCGGTTGCGTTGATGGCGGCTCGTCTTGGCGTTGGCAGATCAACCGCAAGCTATTGGATCAAGAATGCCGAGCAATTAGGTGAAGACAGCTTGGAGTATCAATTTCGGGAAGCCATCTCTTTAGCGGATGCCGAAAAATGTCAACAATTACTATCCGGTTTGGACAAGCTCGCTACGGCTGAATCCCCAAGTATCTGGGCCGCCACCTGGCTCCTAACCCATCACCCACGGCTCCGCGACCACTTCAGCGACGCCGCCGCTGAGCGCAAGACCGAGCGCAAGACCGTCGCCACTGTCCTGGAGGCCGTCGCCGCTGCAGGGCTCCCGGCTGACCTCGAACACACCCTGCTGCTGCAGATGCAGGCCAGGGGGCTGGGGGCGCAGGCAGCCGATGCCTGACCTCCACCACGGCGACTGCCTGGAGGTGATGCGCACCCTGGCGGATGCATCGGTGGAGCGCCGTCCATGACCCTCGCCGCTCCCTTCCCCTACTTCGGTGGCAAGCGTCGCGCCGCGCCGCGTATCCGGCAGGCGCTGGGTGATCCCGCCGGCTATGTCGAGCCGTTTGCCGGATCGGCTGCCGTGCTGCTGGCCCGGCCGCCGTTTACCGGCCGGCGGGTTGAGACACTGAACGATGCTGACGGCTGGCTGGTCAATGCTTGGCGGGCCATCCAGCTCAGCCCTGACGCCGTAGCTGCAGCGGCCTGGGGGCCTGTGGCCGAGATCGACTATCACGCCCGGCTGGCCTGGCTGCAGCAGCGCCGCACGCCCGACCTGGTGGCATGGCTGGAGGGTGATCCCGAAGCGCACGACGCCAAGGCGGCTGGCTGGTGGCTGTATGTGCTGGCCTGCGGCATCGGCGACCCATTTGGGCCGGGTCCATGGCGGGTGGTCGATGGCCACCTCCGCAAGCTGCCGCACCTGGGGGACGCGGGGAAAGGCCAGCTTGAGGGCTACATGCGGCAGCTTGCCGATCGACTCCGCCGGGTGCGCATCACTTGCGGGCCATGGGAGCGGGTGGTCAAGCCATCAGTCACCCGCAGCGGCACCGGCGGCGATGGCACGCGGGCCATCTTCCTGGATCCGCCCTACGCCACCTCTGGTGATCTCTACGCCGAATCGTCCGAGGGCGTGGCCGAAGCCGTGCGGGCCTGGTGCCTGACCGCCCCGCGTGAGCTGCGCGTGATCCTCTGCGGCTACGACACTGAACACGATGCCCTGCTGGCCCACGGGTGGAGCGTCACCGAGGGCAAGGCAGGCGGGGGGGCTGGCTACAGCGTCAACCCCACCAATGGGCGCCGGGAGCGGCTGTGGTTGTCGCCCGCGTGCATTGGCAGCAGCCAACCCAGCCTGCTGGAGGCCGTCGCGTGAGCACCGCCGCCACGCTCGAATCACGCATGGCGGCACTGGAGCTCGCCGCCCGCGTTGCCTCTCCCGCCGCTGCAGACCCCTACACCCGCTCCTTCGGCGACCACATCGCCGCCGTCTACCCCGCGTTCCCCTTCACCCGGCACACCACCCGCCTGGTGGAGATCGGCCAGCGTGTTGCCGATGGTGACCTCCCCCGGCTGCTGCTGATGCTGCCGCCGCGGCACTACAAGTCCACCATCTTCAGCCGGTTCCTCCCCAGCTACTTCCTCCGCCGCTTCCCCCACCGCACCTGGGGCCAGGGCGCCCACACCCAGACCCTCGCCGAGGAGTTCGGCCAGGCGGCCAGGGATTACTTCGTCGCCTCAGGTGGTGCCCTCGACCCCAGCTCAGCAGGCAAGGGCCGCTGGAAGGTTGCAGGTTCCCTTGGTGGGTTCTGGGGTGCAGGCGTCGGTAAGGGCACCGGACTGCCGGCGGACTTCCTCAACGTTGACGACCCGATCAAGAACCGGGCCGAGGCGGAATCTGCCGCCTACCGCCGCCAGCTCTACGACTGGTGGAGCACGGTGCTCAACACCCGGGAAGAACCCGGCGCCGGCAAGCTCATCACCCACACCCGCTGGACCGAGGCCGACCTGATCGGCTGGTTGCTGCAGCAGGTCGAGGAGCTTGAGCGCGATGGCCACGGCGATGCTGCCGAACCCTGGCACGTGATCAACATGCCGATCATTGCCGAACCGATCCAGGTGGCACTGCCGGCGCTCTGCACCCGCGAGCCGGACGACCGCCAGCCTGGTGAGGCCCTCGACCCCGATCGGTTCGATGCGGACTGGGCACGCCGGAAGCAGCTCAACACCCCGACCCGGGACTGGGCGGCGCTGTATCAGCAGCGGCCGACGCCGGACAAGGGGACGGTTTTCAGCCGGAACATGTTCCGGTTCTACGGAGGCGAAGGCGACCCCGCACTACCCAGGCAGTTCACCCGGATCATCGCCTCGATCGACTGCACCTTCAAGGACACCGCCGGTTCCGACATGGTGGGGTTCACCAACTGGGGCCAGGACGCCTCAGGCCTGTGGCTGCTGGACCTGGTGAACGAGCGCCTGGACTTCTCCGGCACCATGGACCTGATCGCCGGCAAGTGGAAGCCGTGGGCCTTTGGTGAGCTGCTGATCGAGGACAAGGCCAACGGCAGCGCCGTGATCTCCACGCTCAAGCGAGCTGCCGCCGGCTTCATCGTGCATGCCGTTAACCCCATCGGCGGGAAGGTGGCCAGGGCCAATGCTGCGACGCCGGAGTTCAATCAAGGCCGCGTGTGGTTCCCCCGCAACCACCCCCTTACGCCGGTGCTCACCAGCCAGCTGGTGAAGTTCCCCGGCGACACCTACGACGACCTGGTGGATTCACTCACCCAGGCCGTCAACTACGCCCAGGGCACCGGCCCCATGCGCGTCAGCACCGTTCACTACGGCCACGGTTCCGGTGCACCGCCGCCGGATCCGTTCGCTGACAGCGACACGTTCAAACCACGCCAGCGCCGGTTGTCCACGACGCCGGGGTTTCGGTGATTCACCTACCCACCATGATGACCTATTCCAGAGATCCCCATCTTCCGCCGCCTGAGGTTTGCGACTGGCTACTTGAACATCGGTGGTCTGGCTGCATCCCGAAGACACTGATCCTCTACCCAGATGGCGCCCCTCACGGGATCACTCAGTCCGAGCTGTTCGACTATGAGACGGCACACACGGCAATCGGCGCGGACGAGATCGCCCGTGTCTTCCTGAGCGACGAGGCGCTGACATTGCTGCATGAGGATCGGACGGCGCGACGTATCGCCCTGGATCAAAAGCGTGCTGCATCGCTGGACGACACGCTGAGTCGCAAGCGCGAACACGAGCACGCGCGGGTGTGCGAGATGTCAGAGCATGTCCCACACTCACTCACCACCCACCCGTCACCATGAAACGCGACCCACACCTTCCACACCCTGAAGTCTGCGACTGGCTGCTGAGCCAGGAGTGGTCAGAGCCTGACACCGTGAAGGTCAGCAGTGATCGCCAAGAGAGCGAAACCTACGACTGCTGCGAGGCCAGCGCAGCTATCGGCAGGAATGAAATCATCGACCTGCTGCTGCCGTTGCTTGGGCTGCAGATTCTCCGGGAAGACGTTGTGGCCCGCCAGGCTGACGCCTACGAGGCCAACGGGCTGACACCGGAGCAGCGGCTGATGGTCGACCTGAGCGAGCTGCTCAGGTTGGCCGACGTGTCCGCGACGGCTGCCGTTGGTGTGTTGACCATGGCAACCCTCCGCCTCACCAGCCAGGTGTATGACATCGGGATGGAGCAAGATGGGGAGGTGATGTCATGAACCCCCTCCGCCGCTTCCGTCGATACCTGCAGGCCCAGCGCCTGGTGCCAGTGTGGCTGCCTGCCACCGAGCGCGAGCTGCGTCGATGGGATGCGCTTGGCGAGGCCTATACAGCCCTGCTGGAGATCGCGTCCGACGTGAACCCGGTCACTCGACAGCAGATGAAAGCTATTGCCAAGACCGCCGCCCACCGCGTCAAGGAGTCATGCGCACAATGAACACCATCCTCCGCCGCTTCTGGCCGTTCCGTGGTAGAGACGCGGCCACCGCTGCGACAGACGAAGACTTTACGCCTTGGTCGCCGAGGCCGTTTCGTCCTACCAACATCGAAAGGCCCATCCCCCTGTCCGAGCTCCAGCCGAGCGGCGCCGACCTCCGCGGTTACCACAGCGACTGCTGCTGGTGGGGCCGCTGGCAAGACCATCACTGGCTCTGGACCTGGGGCAGCGAACCGGTGCGGGGTGAAACCCACTGGCTCCCCGGCAGCGTCCAGGTGCTGCCTGCGAGCATCTATCCGGACAAAGAGGTGGAGTGATGACCATGCTCTACCCCAAGGAGTCCTGGGGCACCTTTGATTTCGGCGCCAAGGTCTACGACGCGACCGGCCGCCGGATCCTGCACGTGAGCTCCTGCAACCCGAAGACCGGCGAAGTGATCAGAAATAGGCATCTATCGTCGTGGTTCTGGTTCGGCGGTTTTTATTGGCGGCCGGACCCATGCAGTGACAGTTACTTGTTCCTTGGTATTCGGTGGTTCAGGATCTCAACGTCCTACCACTACGAAATAGCCTTTCCTCTTCGCCACGGCTTCTGGCCAGCACCGCTGCGGGTGGTGCCCAGGCCTGTCTGGAACGGCGACCTCGAGCAGTTGCCGCGTCGCTCTGCTGCTGAGCGGGAGCAGCTGCCATGACCGCCACCTTCCTCGCCCCCACCTGAACCCATGCTCGACCACGACACTCCATCCCGCCCGCTCACCCTGGCCGAGATCGACGACCTCCCCAGTGCCTCCGGCACCGAACGAACTCGCCTCTGGTGGGCACCACCCGAGGTCGAGCGATCCCTGAGGGACCGCATGCCGATGCGGCAGCGATTCCCATGGTTCTGCTTTGAGGGCGAGCCAGGTTGGCGATGGTTCCGCCTGTTCGGCTTTGGACTGATGTGGAAGGACTCCAGGTGCCATCGCCTGCTGTTCAGCGAGCGTCACGGCAAGAGCTGCCTGCGGTTCGGGCCGTGGGTCATTCGGCCACTGAGACCCTAACCCACCCATGACCGCCACCTTCCCCGCCCCCACCGAACACAGCGAGGCCCTGGTCACCGCCAACCTGGGCCTGGCGCGGCAGCAGGCGTGGAAGTTTCACCGTCGCACCGGCCAGCCCTACGACGACCTCGAGGCCATCGCCTATGTGGGGCTCATCCGCGGCTGCCGCCGGTACGACCCCGATCGGCTCAAACCCGCCAACGGTCGCCCCTACCGGCTATCCACCTTCGTGGTGCCGTTCATCGCGGGGGAAATCCTCCACTGGTTCCGCGACCGGGGCCACGCCATCAAGTTCCCCAGTCGCTGGCGGGAGCAGTGGGGGAAGGTGCAGCGGCTGATGGCTGATCCCGACTGCAGCGCCCAGGACGTTGCGGAGCAGTGCGGGCTGAGCCCCGGTGAGCTGCAGGAGATGCTGGCCGCCATGTGCGGCACCTCCAACCTCGACGACATCCACGGCGCCGATGGCTACAAACAGGCTGACCCGGAGGTGAACCGCCTGGCGCCGCTGCAGGCCATGGTGCGGCAGGCCTGGGCCGGCATCCACCACGGCGACCGCATCACCCTGCTGGCCTGGTGGGAGGCCCCCCGCCGCCGCGCCTACCCCGCCGGGCCGATGCAGCAGTTTCACCGGTGCTTGCAGCATCACCTGCAGGGCCGTCGGCCATCGGAGGTGCTGGTGGCTGTGGGTCCGTTGGCGGTGCGCGTGCGGGATGTGAGCGCCGCTGAGCGAAAGGCCGACCGTGAGCGGCTGGAGCAGGAGTTCCTCGATCGCAAGGGCCTGGAGCCCCGCCGCCCCCGCGGTCGCAGCCGGAAGGCACTGGATGCGGCAGCGCTGCAGCTGGGTCTGCTGGTGGCCTGAACCGGTGCAGTTTCGCAACCGTATCGGTATGCTGCAAATAGCCACCACCACACCATGCGCCATTCCATCCTCCTGGCCGCCGGCGGAGCCCTGCTGCTACTGCTCGGCCATCGAGCTCTGACGCCCGAGCCCCCTCCGCCAGCGGAGTTTCAGTTCCAGCCCGTGCCACGCCCGGCTGAGCTCCTGTCGGTTGAGCTGCCGCCCTCCAGCAGCGCCCCGGCGCCGCTGGCTGCTGCGGCGACCTGCGCCGGGCTGCAGCGGTTCGCCAACTACGAGCACGCCCGCGGCTACCAGGCCGGCCGCCTGCCCGAGCTGCTGCGGTTCTCCGGGTTCGAGGCCCAGCGGCCGACCGTGAGCGATGCCGGGATGATCACCTGCAGCGGCGGGGAGTACGTGCGGCGGAGCACCACGGCCGAGCGCCACTGCCGGAACGTGCTGATCACCTACGACACCCGCACCAATACCCTGAGCCATAACGTGCAGTACCGCTACCTGGAGGCCGGGCTGGTGGCGCAGTGTTCGGAAGGAGCAGGTGCGGTTTCACAACCGCAGCGGTAGAGTGCCGGGAGCCACCACCCATCACCATGGACAGCATCACCCTGGTGGGCCGCGCCAGCAACGTCGGCACCGCAGAGCAGGAGTTCACCATCACGGTTGGGCCAGTGTCGATCCGCTGCGAGTGCCGCAGCCCTGAGTCCCGCGAAGCATTCGCAGCGATCAGCGAGGGCGCCCTCATCAGCCTTGTCGTCACCATCGCCAAGGTCACCAGCGGTGAGCGGTCCCTGGTGCTGGACGATCGGCTGGAGAGGCTGCCTGGCTGAGTCGGCCGGTAGCCTGACCCCGCCGGGTCGGCCCTACCCGTAAGGGCGGGCGCGGTGGCTGGCGCCCCAGAGACGCTGGCCTGAAACCGTACCGAAGGCCCGGTTTCACCGGCGAGGGGCTGGCCACTGGCTGGCCCCTTTCCGTTGGGCTATGATCCGCATGTCCGGCAGAGGTGCCGGGCGGTTCTCTGACTGAAATCACAATGAAGACCCTCGTCTCCCCCGCGTGGGACGGCGGCCCCTTCGCGGACGCGATTGATCGCGCCCTCTGGGAGCTGGGCTACCCCAACGACTTCGACACCACGGCCGAGGCACAGGCCGCTGTGGCCGAAGTGCTCCGCCACCGGCCGGAGCTGGCTGAGCTGACCCTCGCGTTCGTGGAGGCCTGAGCCATGCGCAGCATCCACAAGACATGCCAGTGCTGCGGCACTGAGTTCTGGGCCGGCAACCCGTCTGCCAGGTGGTGCAGCAGCCGCTGCTCCATGCGTGCCTACCAGCGCCGCCGTCGTGGCGCCCCCGAGGCTGACCCTGGCCTGGCCGTGGTGCAGGCCACCATCCTCGAGGAGGATGACCTCCCCGCAGCCTGGACCCTGCCGCCCGCCCCCGGCACCGAGGAGCGCTTCTGGCAGGGCACGGCGATCCAGCGGCGCGAGGCGGATGGGTTCGTGAATGCCACGGCGATGTGCAAGGCGAACGCCCGGGAGTGGTTCACCTATGCCCGCTCGGCCCGGACGCAGGAGTACATCACTGCGCTGGCCTCGCATCTGGGGGTCACCGCAGATCTGCGGTCACCCATCGACGGGTCACCGCAGAATCCCGCCACGCTCATCCACGCCACCACCGCCGGCCCCAACCACCTACGCGGCACCTGGATTCACCCCCGCCTTGCCATCGACCTCGCCCGGTGGATCTCACCCGCGTTCGCGGTGTGGATGGATGGCTGGTTCCTCGAGTCGGTGGCCGGGCCCGCCCCACGGCTCTCGAAGGGGGTGCACGTGGTCGCCGCCAGCCAGCGTGGCGCGGCCATGATCTGGCATGAGGTGATCACCGCAGAGGTGATGGGGGTGCTGGGCGACCTCAGCCCCAACCACCGGCATGAGCATGCCCTGCCGCGGTCCTACCGCTACACCTTCACCCCGATCGCCTGACCCCCGCCGCCACCACCGGCCTGCCATTCCCTGGTGGGTCGGCAACCTGTGGCATGGCCATCCCCGCACGTGTCAAAGCCAACCTGCAGCGCCTCGGGCTGGAGGGCGTCAACAAGCCGAAGCGCACACCGAAGCACCCGACCAAGAGCCACGTGGTGCTCGCTGCCGATGGTGGCCGCTACCAGGTGATCCGCTTCGGCCAGCAGGGCATCCAGGGCAGCCCCAGGCGGGAGGGCGAGGGCAAGGCGGCCAAGGCCCGGCGGGCAGCGTTCAAGGCCAGGCATGCCGCGAACATCGCCAAGGGGAAGCTCAGCGCCGCCTACTGGGCGGATCGGGTGAAGTGGTGACCCCCACCAGGTCCGAGCCAACTGGATAGGACGGGTCTGCCGCTGCAGGCCGATGCAGGTTCGAGCCCTGCCCTGGTGATTGCACTCAACAGCGACAGATCCCGGTCCCCTGTCCGTCCCTGAGGCGGTTCACGGCCGGGCCTTCTGCGACCGGAAAGCTGAGCCACAGGCCCAGTCCCGGCGCAGCGTGTGCAGACCGATCTCGACCACCCCGTAGATGACCCGAGCCTTCCCAGCTACCAGCACCCGGCACTGCGGGATCTGGCGGAGGATCTGCGGCGGGCCTACGACGCCTTCCAGTGCCTGCGCGGGGTGAAGGCCTCCTACCTGCCGCAGGAACCTGCTGAGCCTGACGACGCCTACAAGGCCCGGCTTGATCGGGCGGTATTCACCGACTTCTTCCGCTCATCGATCCATGCCTTCGCGGGCGTGCTGTCCAAGTTCAGCCTCGCCAACCCGCCGGCCACGATGGAGGCCGCCTCGTCGAGCATCGACGGGGAGGGCAACTCCCTCAAGGCCTGGTGGATGGAGGTGGACGCCGCGATGCTCCGCGACGGCGGCGTGGCGCTGCAGGTGGAGATGCCGCCGAACGAGTCCGGCAACGCCGGGGTGGAGGTGGCCACCGGCGTGCGGCCCTACCTGGTGAATCGCCGCCGCTCGAAAATGCTCAACTGGCGCACTACCGGCGACGGGAAACTGGAGTGGGTGATCTTCCTGGAGATGGAGGAGGAACCCGACGGCGACTTTGGCGTCAAGACCGTCCCCCGCTACCGGATGGTGGGCCGGGGGTTTCAGCGGATCTACCTGATCGAGCGGAACGCCTCTAATGACCTCGTGGCCACCCGAGTGGGTGAGGACGTGCCGATCCTCGGCGCGAACCGCCAGCCGCTGCCGGTGGTGCCGGTGGTCTGGTACCCGAGTGACGAGGCGGACTTCGGCGGGGGGGAGCTGCCGCTGCGGCAGGTGGTGGAGCATTGCCTTTCCCATTTCCGCGAGTCGTCGGACCTGCGCGAGAAGACTCACAAGTGCGCCATGCCGGTGCCGGTGCGAATTGGAGCAGTGCCGCCGGCGCCAGGGCAGAACCGCCGTGACGCGGTGATCGGGCCAAATACGATCATCGACCTGGAGCCCGGCGGCTCGTTTGCCTTCGCCGAACCCAGCGCCACCAGCCTGGCGGAGCAGCGGGCGCAGATCGCCGAGACCGAGAAGCTGATCGCTCGGCAGACCCTCGGGTTTCTCTACGGCGACTCCGGCGGGACGAAGACGGCCACGCAGGCCGGGATGGAGGGGGCGCAGACCGAATCGGCAATCACCCGCATCGCGGAGCGGAAATCCTCGGTGATGCAGTCGCTCATGGCCCTGTGGGTGCTGTTCACCGGCGAGACCCTCGACCCTGACGCGGGCCTGGCGATGAGCGCTTCGATCTACGAGCGGCCGATGGAGGCGGCGGACGTGGATCAGCTGCAGAAACTGGCCGGCGGCGTCGAGCTGATCAGCCAGCGCAGCGCGATCGAGGAGCTGCAGCGTGCCGGCAGGCTGAAGGTCACCACCAGCGTGGAGGAGGAGCTGGAGCGCCTGGCGGAGGAGGTGCCGGAGCCGGCGGAGGAGGTGGGGCTGAATGACCTGGGCGGCCTGCCGCCGGAGGAGGGGGAGGAGCTGGAGGAGCCGGAAAGCTGAGCCGTCCCCCACCGACCCCCCACCATGTCCGCCGAAACCCTCTACGAAGCCATCCACGAGACCATCGCCGAGCAGGTGGCCCTCGATGATCCGCTCAGCACCTTCGAGCTGCTGGGTGTGATCGAGCAGGTCAAGGCCGACGTGCTCGCCGCCGGTGATGAGGACGAAGGCGACGACGAATGACCCAGGCCCCAGGGCCCCGGCGTCTCGTCGGGGTCGCGGACGACTACAGCCATGCCCTGGATGGCCTGGAGCGCCGCGCCAGCGCGAACATCATCGCCACCATCCGGCGATCGATGCAGGGGGTACTGCGGTCGCTTCGGCGCAGCTACGCCCTCTACCTCGAAGACCTCGGCCCGCAGGGTTTCGACCCCGCGGGCCAGTCGATCCGCCGGCCTGGCAGCTACTCGGCAGCTGAGGCCACGGCGAAGTACAGGGCCATCCTGCGCGATGCGCAGCAGTTCCTGACGGAGGAGGAAATCCGCGTCTGGTCGTCTGGCTATGAGCGAGATCTGCGGGAGGCCTCCCGGCTCGGCGGGCAGCTCGGCACCGACCTGCTCCGCCTGGTGGGCCGGCCCGATGCTGCGGTGCCGTTCACCGGTGCTGATCCGCTGGCGATTCGCGCCGCAACGCTCAACACCTCGGCATTCATCCAGGGCGAGGCGGCACGATTCCGCGACCAGTTGGCGCAGATCGTCGGCGAGGGTGCCACCAGGGGGTGGGGCCCGAAGCGGCTGGAGGTGTCGATCCGGCAGGCGCTGCGCGGGGCAAGGGATCCGAACGGCATCACCCGCCGGTTGGGGCTGGAGCAGCGTGCGGCGCTGATCGCCCGCACCGAGCTGGCGACCGCCTACAGCCAGGGCGCTCTGATGCGTGCAAGGGAGGAGGGCTTCGCCTACGTGCGGGTGTTGGCCAGCAACGATGAGCGGGTGTGCCCGACGTGTGCGAGCAGGAATGGGCGGGTGTACCCGGTGGATCGGGTGCCAATCCCCTGGCATCCGAGATGCCGATGCGTAGCTACTCCCGTCCCCGATGAAGCCGTGCAGGAGCGCGACCCGGAGCTGCGCCGCACCCTCCTCGATGCCGACCGCTGGCAGGCTGAGCACGAGCGGGGCGTGGAGGCCTACGCGGAGGGTCAGCACCAGGAGCGGGTGAAGGTGCTGCGGGGGCAGGTGGACCGGGCGAAGGACGGCGACCAGAAGGATGCGCTCGGTGCTCAGCTGGAGCGGCTGATCGAGCGGGGGCCGGACATGGAGAAGGCCCGAGCCGATCTGGCCCGAGCCCTGCGCACGCCTACGGCATCAGAGAAGCGGCTGTATCCGCAGAACCCGAAACCGCTGGAGGAAAGCGTGCCGTTGTTTGACTGATCAGGACTGCTCAGCAGTCGCAAGCCATATAGCAATAGCAATGGTTAGCAGCATTACAACCCACAGTGCGCCAATGGTGGGCAGCATCACAAGCCACCAGGACCAGTCAATGATGTGCGCAAACTTAAGCGCGACTGCAGTGACCTGGACTCCGGTAGCTAGCCAAGAATTGATGTTGATAATGGCATCGAAATCAGACTCGGAAAGAGGAGGAAGTTTCACGTGTGGCTGGGGGTGCAGTGGATTGATTGCCCGGATCAAGGCTCCGGGCGGGCCTGCATGCCTCAAGCCGCCACCGGCACCGCGTCGTAGGTCGCTGCCGGCGCGGGGCACACCAGGGGCGCCTCATCGGCTACGGCCACACCGGCCGGGGTGATCACCAGGCTGTTGCCCTGGTGGGCGATCACTACCTGACCGCCGGGCTCGATGCCGATCAGCGCCGCATAGCCACCGGCGAGGAGGATGTTCCCCGACTTGGCGTTGGTGGTGACACAGAACGACAACGGCTTGCCGCGGCGGGCGGCCTTCGGCGCCTTGCCGAAGCCGAGGCCATGGGCATCGAGCAGGGCATCCTTGAACGCCGACAGGCGGGCCTTGCTGGCTTCACTCACGTAGCCGCAGGCGATGGCGACCTCGGATTCGGGCGCAGGCTTCAGCTCCTCGACACGAGCAAGCAGCGCGGCGCCGGTGAGCGGGGTGGTTTCAGACATGAAATCCTGGTGGGAACCGCCACAATAGGCATGCAGTTGCGCATCTGCAATGGAACTACCCGACGACCTGGCCGCTTTCCTGCTGGCGCATGCCTGTGTTTCAGCCCGCGACGAGGACGCCACCAGGCAGGCGCTGCGCCATGCGGCAATCGAGCTGCCGGAGGCGCAGGCGCACAAGGTGGCCCTGTCCCTCCACGCCTCGATCAGCGGCGGGGGAAGGCTGTGGCTGAGCCGGCTGGCGTGATGCGGTTGCGCAACCGGACCGGATAAGTGCTATGCTTAATCCCATCAGGCGCAGGCCTGATGCCACCACCACGCCACCACCATGGAATTCACCGCCATCACCCGGCAGATCGACTGGGCCGAGGTCCGCGCCACCGCCTGGCATGCCCTTCAGGTCGCCATCGTGCTCACCCTGCTGGCAGGCCGGCTGACCCGCCGGGGCTGGGATGCCTTGCCGGGGCTCAGTGAGCGACTGGGCCGCGCCTACGCCCACCTGCTGGTGGGGTCCGCCCCGGTCGCGCCGCGTCCGGTTCCCGCAGACCTGCAGGCCCTCACCCGTCGGCAGCTGCAGCAGCTCACCGGCGTGCGCCGGAACCTCCCGAAGCGGGAGCTGATTGCGCTGGCGCTGGCCTGAGCGTCACAGCCCGCCGCGAGCCCATCGCGGCACCGTCCCACCGCACACCACCAGCCCGATGACCACCGCAGAACTCCGCAAGATCGAGGTTCAGATGAAGGCCCTTGGCGCACGCGCCAACCGCGAGCTCGATGCCCGGTTGCTAGCCATCACCGGATCCAGCGATCCCAAGATCCATGAAACGTGGTCGGCTCCGAAGCGCTGACCCCCTGGCCCGCCGCGAGCCGATCGCGGCAACTGTCCCATTGCCATCACCATCAATGACCGCTCCAACTGTTGACGACATTCTTCAGCGAACCCTCAGTGGCATACTTTGGGGCGCCGGTGAGACGCTTCACCAGTGGCGCACCGAAAGCGGAGCGATTGAGGTTTCATCCTCTGAACTCCGCCCCATCCTCGAGCAGGCCTACGATCCGTTCATGCCGGACTGGCTGAGCCTGATCAGTTACGACTGTGACGGGGGCTGGCATGTCGCGTGACCCCGCCATTGGTTACGCCGTAATGCGTGCGATTGCCTGGGAAGGTATAGAGGCCGGCGGGATTCCGATGGCAGCACCACCAGGGGGGCCACAGCGCTTCATTCCCGTGTTTGACACCAGAGAGCAGGCCGTCGCTTTTGCCAGCGACGGGGACAAGATCACGGCCGTCAAGCTGCGGCAGCTTTCGCCGGAGGCCAAATGACCAGCAGCAAGCCACTCACGCTCAAACAGTTGCTTGATACTCCTGGACTGAGCTGGGTTAAATACTCCCCATGGGAACGGGAGGGTTATTGCGATGAGGACGGCCGCTGCTGGTTTCAACAGTACGGAAAATGGATACTTGATCACCCAGGATCAGTAGTAAATACAGTTTGCTGCCTGCCCGCCCACGTCAACCCCGAGGCACCCCATGCCTGACCCCACCACTCCTAACCGCCCGCCGCTGTCCCCCGCTGCTCAGGCGGTGCTGGATGCCTGTAACCGCGCGATCGATCGTGAGGCAACAAGCCTGGCGTTCGACCCCTTCCGTGAACCGCTGACCCGCGACATCGCCGCCGCCGCTTTGCGTGCTGCTGCGGATCAGGTAGTGCTGGAAGATGAATTGTTTTTGAAGCCCAGCAAGTTTGAAGCCGATCTAGCGCTAGAAGTTGCGCGAAATAAATTCTTCGCCATCGCCGCCGAGCTATGGGCCGCCCCATGACCCGTGCCCAACGCCTCATCGATGAGTTCAACGAGGGCGCCACGAAGTGGGACGGCGGCTTCTCCATCCGCCACGGCCTGGCCCAGGTGCTGCTGCACATCAAAGCCACCGAGCAAGACGCAGAGAGCTTCTACGCCATCCCCCAAGACCGGCTGGAGCAGCTGGCCGCCGACCTCACCGCCCCCACCCTGCTCGACCGCGCCTTGGCGGGGGATGCCGCAGCCGCCCGGCAGTTCCTGCGCGAGGCGGGGTTCACTGATGAGCAGGGGGAGTGGCTGCCGCAGTTTCAGCAGGGGGGCGAAGATGCCTAGCCCCACCGCCTACCACGACTTCATCGCCCGCCAGCCGGAAGCCCGCCTGGCGTTCGGCGCCATGCTGCTGAACTGGCGGAAGCGGAACAACTGGACCCAGTACACCCTCTGCAGTTGGGCCAAGGCCGTGGGGATGCCAGAGCTGGCGATCTCCTACGGGAACCTCTCGGTGATCGAGCAAGGCAAGGCGGGCGAGCTGCGGCAGCGGGCGTTCTTCCAGCTGGCAGAGCTGAACCGCCGCACCGCCGAACAGGACTGGGGCCACCCTGGTGATCCAACCCTGCTGCGTCAGTTGGAGCTGGGCCGACCGATCGGCGACAACGACTGCCCGGCGTGGGGCCCGCTGGAACTCTGGGCCTGCTACACCGGCGTGCGCCCCGTGCCGCTGCTGTTCACGATCCAGCGCCCGCCGCAGATGTCCACCCGCCAGGCGGCGGCCCTCTCTACCCGTTGGCGCCGCGAGGTGTGGGAGCGGATCGAGCGCGAGGGCCTCGACCCGGAACGGGAGTTTGCCGACCTGCACCGACGTGGCGGCGGCTCCCTGTTCCGTGTCTTGGCGGGTGGCGCGGCCTACAGCCCATCGGAGCTGAAGGAGCTGTGGCTGGAGGGCAACCGCTACCAGCCGGACGTGTGGATTGAGCAGTGGGCGGGGGGCGATGGCAATGGCTGACCGCACGCCTCTGGTGGGCATCCGACCGGCGCCTGAACCTCCCGATCGATCACGGTGCGGACCTTGCCGCTGGGTGCCACAGCGATCACTCGATGGCGGCGCGGCTCGCCGTTACGGGGCTGGAGCAGGCGGCCGACGGCGGTGACGGGGGAGGGCATGGGATTGGTGGGTGGGGGGCGGCTTAGGTTTCCGGGTCAGCGGCGGCGCCGCAGCATCCGGTCAACCCGCGCCCGCGCCATCTGCCCGGCGACGAACGTGGCGGCACCGGCCCTGGCCAGCGCACGAACTGCAGCAGGAGGCTGCCGACGTGCGGCTTTCCGTGCCTGGCTGGCGGCCAGTGCGCCGGGCTTCAGGCCCTTCGGTTTCGCCACCACCCCGGAGCGCTTCGCCCCCAGCGTCCGGCGGTTCTCAACCCTCGCAGCCTTCGCCGCCTTGGTGGTGCGAGTGACGGCACCCTTCTGCGCCCGGATCGAGGCGGCGGGCTTCCCGGCAGCCTGTGCCGCGGCGAGCTTCTGGCGGCTGGCCCTGGCACTGGAGCGGGCTTTCAGCGATCCGCCGGTGGAGCTGAAACGGCCTCTGCCGTCGCGTCGGTAGGTTCGGGCCATCCCCAGGGTGCTGCTGTGGTGAGGTTTCCGGTGAGGGCCGGAAACCTGAGCCAACGCCCCGCGCCAGACGATGCCGGCCACCATCCCTGCCCTCAATGCCGCCTGGCGCACCAGCCCGAAGAACGACCGGGAGCTAATCCGGGGGTATGCGCTCTGGCCCCTGTCGGCCTACAACCTGACGCAGCTGACCGCGATCATGAATCGCGTTGCGGAGGTGTCGGCCGTCACCGTCACCCAGGTGCAGGCCTGGATCGATGAGGTGGAAACCCTGGAGGCCAGCTGGGCGACGAAGGTGTCAAACGGCACCGCCCACCTCGGCAACGTCCAGAGCTACGAAGGCCCCACGCCGGGCGTCACCCTCACCCGCCAGGACCGGCAGACCAAGGCGGACGTGCTCGAGTGGGACAGCTCGCTGTTGAAGGTCGCCTACCAGGCCGGCACCCGCGGCGACTCCACCGCAGGTGGGGTGCTCCACGCCCGGGTGGCGGATCTGAAGCGGAAGATTTTCCAGACCCTCGGCATCAAGCCCTACGACGGGGATGGCGGGGATGCACGGCTGCTGCGGAGCTGAGCCATGCCCACCGACTTCGCCCCCTACGCCAACCTGCGGCTGCTGATCCCCCAGCCGGCGGCGGCGCCCGCGAACTTCCGCACCGGTGTGCCGATCGGCACCGGTAGCTGGGTGATCGAGTGCTTCGCCCGGGCCCAGCAGGCTGCCGGCACGCCCGGCGCTCCCCTGCCCAGCATCGACCCGAGCGTGCGCACCCTCGCCGGCTACATCACCGCCTGGGCCACCCTGCCGGCAAACACCTCCTGGCTGGCGGCCCGCTCGGCATTCACCTGGACTGACACCGGCCTGGCCCCCGCGGGGCTGCTCACCGGGATGGGCGGCCGGGGGTTCCTCGGGGTGCTGCCCAGCCTGCCGACGATCGCGGCCAGTGGTCAGCAGGGGGAGGCCACCATCCTGGGCCTGGCCGGCAGCTACGGCCCTGGTGGGATCGGCGCAGAGCTGCGCGAGGTGCTCGGCGATGCGATCACCGTCGAGCTGCAGGTAGCAGCATGAGCACCCGCGTCACCGTCACCGGCAGCCTCCGGGTACAGGCTGAGCAGGCGGCACGGGCAGCCACCAGGGTGGTGATGGCAGAGCTGAACGGGGCGTTTCAGCAGAGCTTCACGGCCAAGGCCTGGCAGTGGCCCCGCGACCTGCCGACCCGGAAGCTGAACGGCGCCACGCTGGCGGAGAAGATCGCCAGCTACAACAGGGGCGAGGGCATCCGTGGCGGCAGCCCCCGCAACATCATCGACTCGGGCAACCTGCGCCAGACCGGCAGTTGGCGGATGAGCGGCCCGTACGAGGCCACCTTCGCCTGGTCGGCTGACTATGCCACCGCCGTGCATGAGGGGGCGATGATCTATCCCTGGGGCAACAGGAAAGCCCGCCGCGTGCACCTCCCCGCCCGCCCCTGGACCCGCGCCGTGATGGGGCAGGAGAACGTCCCCGGCGTGCAGGTCTACAACCTCGGCGAGCGGCTCCAAAACGTCTGGCTCGGCTACATGCGGGCTCGCCGCTGACAGCCGGAAACCTGAGGCAACGCACTGACGCTTCGCCGTGGCTCGCACCTACAAGAGGGACAACAGAGGTCGGTTCGCCTCTGGTGGTGGTGGCAGCGGCAGGCCCGCCACCAGGATGGTGAAGCGCGGCAAGAACCGCCTGACCAGGGACAACTCCGGCAGGATCACCAGCGTTGGTGGTGACGGTGCTACCGCTCGCGGGGGACGGCTCAGGACGGCCAGTGGGAAGCGGCGGGGGAAGGTGGTGGCCAAGGGCCCGGTGCGGCTGGCAGGGGCGGGGATGATCCGCAAGAGCGACGTGGAGACGGCGAGACTCCAGAACGCCACAAGCAAGAACATCGAGCGTCGTCAGAAGGCCGGGCTGAACAAAGGGGCTCGCAGTTGGGACGGCAAGCCGGCGCCGGCCGAGAACGCGCAAAAACGGCTGGAGAGGGCTCAGAAACGGATTGCCGGGCAGAAGCGGAAGCCGGTGGGGACGAAGGCGGGGGCGACTTCTATCGCCGCCACAGGGCGGACTCGGAAGCAGGCGACGGCAGCACAAAGGGAAAGGGCTCGGAAACTGATCGAAACAGGGAGAGAAGCCCCTGGCTCGTATGGCCCGATGCTTAAGCAGGGCTCCCTGAAGATCAGGTATCGAACTTCTCAACAAAGAAACTTGTTTGACGGAGTCGATAAGGTTAGAAGCGGCTCAAAATTTAATTTCAGCGGACAATCAAGGCTCGGTCCGTCACGCGGCGCAAGAAAGCAATTTACAAGAGCCGACAGAGCGGCAACAAAAGCGACGGCGCTTGGCGCAAGACGTACTGAAGCCATTGGCAATTTGAGCGGCAAGGATCTTCGTCGCAACAGCCCTGCGATGAAAAAAGTAGCAAAAATGGAAAAGAGCATCCGAACACTAAGAAAGGCTGAGGACTTTTACAGCAGGAATCCGACTCCTCGCCGCCGCCGCCGCTGATGCCCACCGACTTCGCCCCCTACGCCAACCTGCGGCTGCTGATCCCCCAGCCGGTGGCGGCGCCCGCAAACTTCCGCACCGGTGTGCCGATCGGCACCGGTAGCTGGGTGATCGAGGCGTTCGCGCGGGGGGAGACCGTCGCGGCGGCTGATGGTTGGGGTACATGCGGGCCCACCGCTGACAGCCGGAAACCTGAGGCACCCCCACCACCTCCGGCACCATGCCGCCGTTCCCCTTCGCCCAGGGCGATCCGCAGACCCGTGTCATCGAGACGACGGTCGGCGATCAGCCGGTGACCATCGAGCTACCGATCCGCGGCGCCCTGCTGGCCGGGGAGGTGATCCACATCGCCGCCCACCGGTACCAGCACGCCTTCAACGCTGAAGCGGGCCTGCTGGCTGATGCGCTGATCGGTGACGGCTTCGAGGACGTTCAGGCCGAATCCTCTGCCGTGCGCATCCTCACTTCCCGGATGCTGCCGGGCACCGCGACGCTCACCGCTGCTGAGCGCCGGGCCATGCTCCGCCATGGCCGCCTGATCGCCGCCGCTGAATGCAGCCTCACCGCTGAGCTGCAGGAACAGCAGATCCGCAAGGCCACCGCTGCCGTCCGCTTCCGCGTCGCAGGCCAGAGCGGCTGGTGCGATGCCGACACCGAGGCCCAGCTGCCGCAGCCGATCATCGCGGCGCTCGCCACCTTCCTTGATGATGAGCGCGACCACGGCATCCCGCAGCGCAGCACCGAGGAGATCGTGGAGGGGATGATCGCCGACCTGGGAAAGCTCGCGCCGCCGCCCGCCGCGGAGCCGCCCCCGCCGATGGAGGTGACGGTGGAGGCATCGACTGGGCCGACATCTTCTGGCGAGCCCGCACCCTCTGGCCCGCCGACCCTGCCTTCAGCCCCGAGCGGTTCGCGTTCACGCCGATCGACTACACCTTCGAAGCGATCCGCCGGGGCGAAGAGGACCGGCTGAACCTGCTGCACCTCCAGGAGCAGCCGATCGCCTTCCTCCATCAACGCCTGGTGGCCGTCAACGCCACCAACGCCGGGCAGATCCCGTCACTGGACGACCTGTATCTGTTCCGCCAGCAGCAGGCCAGCCAGGGCCCGCCGCCGGCCGCCGGTGCCGCCATGCTCGCGCTGCTCGACGTTGAGCGGTTCCCGCCGTTCGCCATGGCGTTCTTCGATGTACTGGAGCCCGTCGGCCGCGATCATCCGCCGCCGGTACGGCTGGCCCTGGTCGCTGACGATGCCATCCTGCTGGCGCCCAGCCCCACCGCTACCGGCTGGCGGGGTTTCCTGGTGGCAGAGGACACGGCATCGGGTCAGGTGCGGGAGTTTCGCTGGCCGGGGGATCCGCTGGTGGTGGGGCGTTTTGTTGTTCCCACCGACGAATCCTCGAGTGCAGTGTGGGCGGCGGCAGCTGCTCAGCTGACCATTGCTGAATCTCCCGATACACCCGATTCACCCTGATCTCTGCGGCGATCACGCTGTCGAAGTAGCCCAGGCTCCAGTACCGGCCGCGATACCAGACGCGGGCCTGCCACGGCTTGCGCTTGTTCTGCGGCACGTGGCAGACACCGCGGGGATAGCAGGGCACAGGCCGGATCTGGTGGGGATGCCCCAAGGTTTCCTAAGCCGTGGGGGCGGCTTACCCGCTCCGGGCCTGCTGGGAATGACGGATCTTCCTGCATTCCATGGCTGTCGAGAATTATCACCTTGGCTTTGGCTTCAAGCTGTTCTTCCAGGTGATCAAAAAGGACGTGGTTGACCTTGCCACCCTGGTGCCGCAGAGCGGTCTGGGTGCAAGCAAGTTCATCGACAACACCACCCTGATGCCCAACACCAACCGGGTGGTGCAGTACGGCACCGGCACCGACTTCAAGCTGTTCTCCGGTGTGCCCAAGGCCATCACCAACGTGGAGGCAGCCACCGGCACCGCGACGCTGACCTTCGCGGCGGCCCACGGCATCGCCAACAGCTCGGTGATCGTGGTGGAGGGCCTCACCGGCACCGCTGCCCCGCTGAACGGCGTGAAGACCGTGACGGCGGTGACAACCTCAACGCCGTTCACCCTCACGTTCGCGCACGCCGGCAGCATCACCAGCGCCGCTGTCACCGCCGGCACCGCCATGTCGGGCGCGCTGAAGCTCGACGGGACCGACGCCCCGGTACGCCTGCTGGGCCTGCAGAACTGCAGCCCGAACGAGGGCGAGAACACCGACAGCCTGGTGGTCTACGACGATGAGGCCGCCGGCTTCGACAAGTCGGCCTCCACCAGCCAGAGCGTGAGCTGGAGCGTTGCCGGTCAGACCAACTTCAGCGACGCGGCCTACTGGCTGATGCGGTTCGGCTCCAAGCACAAGGTGGACCAGGGCCTGATGCTCAAATACGCCCGCTCTGGCCCCCAGGGCGTGAACCAGGTCTGCTACGGCTACGGGCGCTTCCCCTCGTTTGAGGAGCCCAGCGAGGCCGGCTCGGTGATCAAGTACAACAGCTCGATCGCCGGCTACGGCCCCTACCAGATCGAGAAGTGATCACCGGGTAGGCAGGGCCCCGGCTGCTCAGGCGGTCGGGGCTTTCTGCTGCCTGGGCAGCCCAGCGGCGGCAGCCTGCAGGGCGAACAGGCGGGATGTGACGGAGTAGTCGAGGATCGCCAGGGCGATGCGCTTGAGGTTGTCGGTGTCGCCGGGGCCAGCCGTCTCGATCATCTGCCGCCACTGGTGGTTGCGGAGCTGCTCATGCAGCGGGAGTTCCTCAGGCATGGCCTCGCGGCGGTTGGGGAAGTTTGCCGGGGGTGGGGCGGAAAGCTGAGGCATGCCCCTCCCCGCCACCGCTGAAGCGATCTACGACCTGCTGGCGGCTGATCCGGTGATCAGCGCCGGTCTGGGCACCTACACCCTGCCCAACGGCACCGTCCGGGCGGCAATCGGGGCGTTCGCAGCCAACGAGAAGCTGCCGGAGGGCACCGTCAGCAACGGGATCGAGGTGGCCATCACCCGGGTGCCTGGGTTCGCCCCGCAGACCATGCAGGATGGCGTCTCGCCGAACCCGACCTGGCGCATCTACCTGGTGGGCTGGGGCGCTGCAGCCACCCTGCAGGCCCTGACGCAGCGGGTGCTGCTGCTGCTGCCCGGGGCCACCGCCTCACAGCAGGGTGACGCACCCGGTAGCGGGATCGGCGTGATGGATCAGACGGTCGTCACCTGGTCGAACCCGACCTATGCGGAGGTGCTATGAGCGCATACGAGTTCCGGGTCGGGGGCGACTTCCAGGACCTGCTCCGGGGATTCGACCAGCTGGACCGCCGGGCACAGCAGTCGGGCCAGGCGATCGGGAAGGGAATCGACGAGGGGGTCCGGGGGTTCAGCAACAGAAGCCTCGCAGCACTGCAGCAGGAGCTGGCCCGCCTGGAGCGCCGGCAGACCCGTGTGGCAGTGGACAGCACCGCATTCGAGAAGGCGGGCGTCAGGATCAGAGAGATCAGCCAGCTGATCGAAGGCATCAACCGCCGCCGCATCATCCTGAATGCCGATCCCAACAGCGTGCTGGCCCTCAGCTCCCGGCTTGATGAGCTGAACGGCGAACTGAACCGCGTGGCCATCGGCGGCGAGCGCTTCAAGCAGCTGCAGCGGGAGATCCGGGGCGTCGAGCAGGCCCTCGGCCGTGCGGCGCAGGCCGCCAGAGCATTCCGCCCCAACCTCGGCACCGCTCAGGGACTGAGCCAGGAGCTGAGCCGGCTGCAGCGGATTCAGTCGCGCACCACCAGCGGCGAGGGGGTGGAGGTCATCCAGCGCCGCATCCTGGAGGTACAGGGGCAGCTCGACTCACTGAACCGCCGCCGCCTGCTGATCAACGCTGATCCCAGCAGCGTGGTGGCGCTCCGCTCTCGGCTGGCGGAGCTCAACAATCAGATCGGCGAGGTAGCGATCGGCTCCCGCCGGTTCCGCGAGCTGCAACGAGAGATCCGGGGCGTTGAACGGGAGCTGCGAAAGGCCGGGGATGCTGGCGGTCTGGCGGCCCGGGGGGTCGGCCTGGTGCAGGGTGCGCTGGGTGCGCTGGGGGTGGCCGGCGTCGGGCTGACGGTGACGCAGTTCTTCCGCAGCTCGATTCAGCAGGCGATCCAGCTGGAGACCGCAACCCGCCGGCTCACCAACACCCTCGGCGCCCAGGGTGCCGGCGCGGCGCTGGGGTTTGTGCGGGGGGTGAGTGATGAGCTAGGCCTGTCGTTCCGCGACCTGGTGGGCAGCTATGGGCGGTTCACGGCTGCCGCCACCGCGGCGAACGTGCCACTCGATCAGCAGCAGGAGCTGTTCAAGTCCGTCTCACGGGCGGGGATGGCACTGGGCCTGTCGAACGATGAGGTGAACGGCGCGTTCCTGGCGCTGCAGCAGATCGCCTCGAAAGGCACCGTCAGCATGGAGGAGCTCCGTCAGCAGCTCGGGGAACGCCTGCCGATCGCCCTGTCCGCCACCGCCCGCGGCCTGGGGCTGAGCACCAAGGAGCTGATCAAGCTGGTGGAGACCGGTCAGCTGTCGGCCAACAAGTTCTTCCCCGCGTTCACCAAGGGGCTGAACGAGCTGACGGAGGGCTCGGCGGGGATGCCAACGGCGGCGCAGAACCTGCAGCGGTTCACCAACGCATGGGAAGAGTTGCAGGTTTCGTTCGGCCAGAACCTGCTGCCGCTCGTCACGGCCACGGTCAAGCAGCTCACGCTGGCGATTGATGAGCTGAAACTTCAACAGGAAGGCGTACAGCTTGGCCTGTCAAGCAGTATAGGGTCTCTCGGCAATGACGCGGCTGGCCTTATCGGGAACTTGCGCAATATCCGGAAAGAATACAGTTTAGGTGATGAAGTCTACAAAAAGACCTTCGAGAATGCAGCAAGGCTCGCACGTCTACCGCAAGATCCTATAAGCGGTGCATTTAAGATCGATGGCGAAGGGTACGAGCGAGTCCTGGGGATATTTGAGCAGCTCGCAATTGCCTACAGGAGGCAGAATAGAGATCTTAAGAGCGAGGAACTGCAACGAGCCGCCGCCGCCCAAGCCATCACCCAACGCCTGGAGGAACAGGCTCAGGCCCAGCAAAAGCTCAACGCCACCTCCAGCCAGCAGGAGCAGATCAACCTGTTGCGGACTGAGGCTGCACTCACCGGTCGCATCACCGATGGGAAGCTCGCCCAGGTCGACGCCGATGCCAGGCTCAGGCAGGCGCGGACGCGGGGACTGCGGGAGGAGATCAGCGGGCTGGACGACCTGATCGGCAAGCTGGAAGCAGCCAGGGGCAGCGGCGCCAACAACCAGAAAGAGATCCTCACCGCCCAATCCGCCCGCGCTCAGAAGGTACTGGAGATCGCCAAGCTCGAAGCCGAGGGGGCCAAGGTAGAGGTGGAGCGCCGGCAGCAGGCGCTGACGCTGGCGCAGGGTCGCCTGCAGGTGGCTCAGGCCGCCCTCGACATCGAAGGTCGCGCTGATCAGGTGGCCACCACCAGGTTGCGGGCACAGCAGCAGGTGCTTGACGCCCAGCTGGCGCTGCAGCAGGCGCAGCAGGGGCTGGCTGAGTCGCTGTTCGGCGTCGATCGCGCCCGGCAGCAGTTCGCCATCCAGGGCGCAGAGGCTGAGCTGCAGCGGCTGCAGCAGCGCGGCGCCGGGGCTGATGCCATCCGCCGGCAGGAGGAGAACATCGCTGGCCTGAAGCGCGGCGCCTCAGACCTCGACCGCCGGGCCCTGGAGGCCCAGATCAATGCCGCCGCTCAGCGGTTCGAGCTGGAGCGGAAGGTGCTGCAGCTCAAGCAGGCCCAGGAGCTGCTCGACGCGCAATCAGCGCAGCGGGCAGCGGCGGGTGCTGTGCTGGAGGCCAGGAAGGGGCTACTGGGGCTGCAGGGGCAGGCCCTCGATCCGAGCCTCACGGCCAGCGAGCGGGCCAATGTGCAGCAGCAGGTTCAGCTGCAGCGCCAAACCCTCGCCCTCGCTCAGCAGCAGCAGCAGGCCGAAGCGGGCCGCCTGCAGACCCTCGGCGCGGTGTTCGGCCTGCAGAATCAGGCCCTGCTGGCCCAGCAGCAGACCACCGCCAATGGGTTCAGGGCACAGGCGGCAGCGCAGGGGTTTGAGCAGTCCGTGAGTGGTTCGCTCAACAGCCTCGACGAATCCGCCCGGGCGACCAGCAACGTGGCCGCCAGCGTCCAGCAGGTAAGCGCCGGGTTTGTTTCCGCTGCAGGCCAGACGGTGCAGATCCTCACCACCGTCGAGGAAATCGGATCCGCCAGCGCGTCTGCCGCGCAGGCCAGCGCAGACCTTGCCACCGGCTACGCCAATGCCAACACCAACGCCCAGGCCCTGCTCGACACCCTGCAGCGCATCGCTGCCACGCCCCAGGCTCGCTGGTCTGGTGGTCCGGTGGAGCCCGGCACCGCCTACCGGGTGAACGAGCTGGGGCAGGAGGCCCTCCTCTCTGGTGGCCGGCTGTCGCTCATCAATGCCCCCACCCGTGGCCTCTGGCGTCCCCCGGCTCGCGGCACCGTGCTACCGGCTGGCCTGACCGGTCGCCTCAAGGATGCCGGCGCCTTCGATCGGCCCATGGCAGCCGGCAGCATCCGCACCGGAAACCTGGAGCGGGAGATCGCGGCGCTGCGCATGGAAATCTCGGCCCTGCGGCGGAAGGACATGAGCCTGCAGGTGGTGATGCCCAGCAACGCCGGCCTGTTGCGCAGCGTGCAGGGGATCTGATGCCGGCCGCCCCGACGATCGCCTACGGGGGCACCACCTTCACCGTGCCCGAGCTGCTCGAGTACCCGCATGGCTACGACGCCACCGACGCCAGGCGGGGGAAGGTGGCCGAGACGCTGACCTTCTCCACCCTGCTGCGGCCATCGCAGCTGGCGACCGTCAAGACGCTGTACGCGGCCTGGAATGCCGCCCGGCTGGTGCAGGAGCCACCAGAGCGCACCGGGGTGGTGGGGGCCACCGCCACCGTCAATGCCACCGGGCCAGGGTTCGCATGGACGAACCGGGCGGCGTGGTTCAACGACGTGGTGAGCTCCCCGGCGGCCGGCGGCTACCTGCGCACCACCATCGCCCTGGTGGATGCCAGCCAAGCGCTTGCGATCCTGCTGCGCGACCTGGAGGAAGCGGAGGAGGAGTACGAGGCCCTGTCGCTGGGCACCATCACCCTGGGGACCGCTGTGATCAATCTCACAGCTCAGCCTGATGTGCTGGAGCCGCCCCCAGCACCGAACCTCTCACCTGCTGGCGCCCATGTGATCACCGGCCCGCTGGTGGCAATCGAGCGGCGGGAGGTGCGGGGCTGGGTGACGGCGGCAAACCTTGCCAACCTCAGGACGTGGTTCAGCACCACCGTGGCCGCCACGCCAGCTGCCGGGATCTGGTTCCCCACCGGGGGCCTGCAGCCTGAGGCCAGGCAGAAACGCAACGGCGGGGTGGTGAGCATCGTCTACGACGTAAGCCTGTCCCTTTTGAAGATCCGGGGGGCGGCGTGAGCATTGAGACCCGCCACTGGGCATGGTGCAACCTCGGCCCGCTGGCCCCGGACAGCCCCGCCACCATCGCCGACAGCTACATCCAGGGCGCCGCCGGGGTCATCACCACCAGGGGGACCGTGACGCTCGCTGGCATCTACCGGCCGACGGTCGGCACGCCGGTGAGCTTCGCCTACAGCGACGGGCAGGCATGGATCGCCCGGGTGCCGCGGCGGCTGCGAGTGCTGAGCTCCACCGCTGATCCGCTGCGCAACATCACCACCGTCAGCGTGGGATGTCTGTTCGCCCTCTACGAGAACCGCAAGCCGCCAGCCAGCAACCTGCAGGAGGCCGAGCAGAACGCCGCCGTGGCTGAGTCGGTGCGGCGCGTGGCAGCCCTGCCGATCACAGCTGCCTGGGTGACGCAGAAGATCCTCGACGCCCTGGGCCTTACCGCCGCGGGAGCGATCCCGCTCACGATCGCTCGACTGGAGGATGAGTGGGACCTATCGGCTGGCTATGTCGAGGAGCTGGGGCGGATCGCCGCATCGGAGCGATACCGCTGCTGGATCAATGGCGCGGAGCAGGTGGAGTTCATCCCCCTCGAGCAGGAGGTGGGCATCGGCCCGCTGGTGACAAGGGGACAGATTATCGACCTCACCCCCAGCAGCGTGGGCGACCTGCCAGGCGAGGCGGTGTTCGCTCGCTACATCAGCCACAAGCTGGTGGCACCGGCCAGCAACCTGAGCGACGACGAGGTGAGGCGGCGCAACTGGGAGCGGGAGGTTGTGATCGGCGGCGGTGTGCAGTCGATCCACACCTACACCGATGCAGGCGGAAACACGGTGAAGGAGTTCATTATCTACAACGACGTGAGCATCACCGAAACGTCATACGACGGGGGCGATCGTGTGCGGCGCAGAACTGAAACAACAAACCAGCTCAATGGCACCCGCTACACCGAAACAACGTTCTCCTATGTCAGCGGTTTCGTTGATCGCAACAGCGAAGACTACAGCCGTGTAGTGCGCGAATCCACCACCGAATGGACGCCAAGCGGTGACATCGCCGCCGCATGCGGCAAGAACGGACCTCACGCAGAGTTTCGCGGCGGCAACCAGACCACCGCCTGGCGAGTCGTCAACTACGACAAAAACAGCGCATCCGGCATCACCCTGACCAAGACGATTGCCGCCACCGCCTACATTAATACTCCGTTCGGTGCTGACGCCATCTCCCGCCTGCGCGAAGCAGAGGAGCCGCTGCAGGATCTGATCGGCTACGCCAGCCGCCTGGTGCCCTACGGCAGCAACACCAGGATCAGAACAGAGCGGGAGTTCGGTCTGCAGAGACGACCAGGCCAGCAGGAGCGCAACCGCGAGGCGCTGCTCAGGGAGCCGACGACCGAACAGACCACCAAGACCACCTGGGCACTGGGCTCTCCGGCGGCAGAAGCGGCGATCGAGCTCTCGCCGCCCTACGTGAGCGACGACCGAATCCAGGTCAGCGGCGGCGGCTCACCCACCTACTCGGTGGTGGCAGCCAACGCGGAGCAGCAGGCCCTGAGCTACGCCCGCCTGGAAAACCGCCTGCTACTGGCCCATCGCAATGGGTTCGGCCTGCAGCTGGCGCCGCTCGACACGCCGGCCGCTCCGTTCAGCCTGCTGTATCTGCGCCTCAACGGCTGCACCGCCGCCCTGCGCGTCAACGGCACTACCTGGACGATCGGCGCCGATGGCATCGTCTGCAGCACCGACACGCTGTTCTGGGGTGCGATCGATGGCACGGTGGGCAGCGCATGGTTTCCCCTGCCGCCGGGGTTGAGCAGCCTGCCTGCCACTGTCGCCGTGACCACGAATGCCAACCCGAGGCCCGCCAACGCCATCAACATTCCCGGCGGCTTCAACCCGCTGGCGCCGGATCAGACCGCACTGTTCGCCAGCCTGCCGACCACCACGGCGACAACACCACGGGCGACGATCAACCCCTCGGTGATCGTGCAGCCTTGGAATGAGGCCATTCCGCTGCGTGGTGGCGTTCGATGCGGCGGGATGATCAGCGTAGAAACCTTCCTGCCAGTGGTGGAGATCGGCGGTGGCGTGCGAGTTGGCGCTGGCGATGATGTGCCCGGTGAGATTGATTCCGAAGGAGTGTGGGGTGAAGATTACATCATTGATTCGATTGGAGAGTATGTCTACGACGTGAACCCGATTAGCGGTCTGTATAGACGCACGATCATGCAAGCAACCTACAGCGCTGCTGAGATGTCGCTGGCATGTGATGGGGCTGAAAATGCAACGATCTACGGAATCCGGTTCCGTGTGTTCAGAGCACCAGATAATCAGCCATTCCCTAATTACAAGATCGGAGCCAAGAACACCACCAACGCGGTGGGAGTGAATAGTAGCGGCACGAACGGCGGAACCTTCACAGAGGTGTATTCGTCGGCTTCGCAGACATTCACAGGTTCAAATAGCGGACCATTTAATGAGTTCATCTTTGACACTCCGATCGAGTGGACTGGTGGCAACTTCGCTCTGGTGTGGGCCTGGTGCCAGGCCGATGCGCTGGTGTTCCCCGACGAGGAGGATGAAGATCCGCCGCCGTACCCGGAGATCGGAACCCTCTTCAATGGTGCCGGCGATGGGTCGTTCTACTTCAGCCGCACTGATGCCGCCGGTTGCTACACGATCACCAGCAGCGCCACTGAATCATCCGGTGAAGCCGATGGCAGGCCGGTGCTGCAGCTGCTCTACGGATAGGCGCACGGAAAGCTAGGCGACAAGCAGAGCAGCAGGAAACATGGCCGCTTTTGAGTGGAGCAACGCCGAGCTCGGACGCGTCTACACCGCTGCCTACCAGGGGCGCACCGCCAGGCTTTGCTGCGCTCAGAACCCTGGCAGCCTCACCAAGGCCAGCACTACGGCGGCATGGGATGCGGTGGAGATCAGCGGCAACGGCTATGCGCGGGTGATCTGGACGGTTCCGGCTGGTGGCTACAGCAGCGACACCGGCGACTGGCGGTCACCTGAGCAGGTGGCAACCATCACGGCCAGCTCTGGAGGTGTGGGCCTGACGTGGAACACCGCCTACCTGGTGCTGGGCACCACCGTGAGCGGCACCACTACCTGGGACACTCACGTGGCCGGGATCTTCACGGAAACGCCGAACGTCGCGCTGTCGCCGGGGCAGCCACGGATCTACCGGGTCAGCCTGCATACCGACGACATCGTGAGCTTCCCGGGCTGATCATGGAGATCCGCATCCGAACGCCAGCGGATGTGCTGGAGGCCTCCAGGGCGCTGCAGGCAGCGAATCGAGCGGCGCTTGATGCCAGGAATCAGGACGGAACGGCGCAACGCAGCGCGGCCCGCGTTGCCCGCAATGCGCTGCGGTTTGCGGAGTCGCAGATCAGCCGGGCGGCTGGTGGCCGAGATCCGTGGAAGGGAGCGGTGCCGGAGTTCGAGCCGATCCCGCCGACGTTCGCCAGGCGCTTTGGCAAGCAGCTTGCCCATGCCACAGTGTCGTATGAGACAAAGTATGAGCTGAGCTACAGCTTTGGGTATGACAAGGAGACTCCTGTTGAACGCAAAATAAAGATATGGACAGGGAAGCGCAATGCTTCATTAACAAAAACATATGGGCTGCTTTTTGCTACGGAAGACAGGATAAGCAGCGAACAGGTGGAAGGCGAGCCCTACACGGTAACAGATCCGCAAACGCAAAGAGTTATTCAGCTTAGAGAATACAAGAATTACTCCGATACTGTTGTGGTTGAAAACAATTTTGATGACATCGTCTTTACACTTCCCGCAGGCAAAGATAAATCTATTGTCGTGATAGGTTTTGTTGGCACTTCAAGCGGCACTAATGAACAGAGTCGGTTTCGTGTTATACAAGCCTACAATGAGGAGACTGGAGTGTGGCAATCTTTTTACCAAGAAGACGACATCGAGAGCCTATACACTCAAGTGCTTGAAGACACAGACACCTTCATAAATTACACACCAATTAGAACTGAGCACGAACCTGTTGCGTTTCTATGCTCTCCTGCTGAGATCAAGGAGATAACCGTTCAAGGGACACTGCTGGACATTATGGAATCATGGAAGGAAGACGCTGAAGGCACTGGTCTTCAGGATTACTTATTTGAATTTGACGGACCGGGAGCAGACAGAACTTTCACCCCAGGACCTACACGCTTCAATGGTGACTATGTTACTTCTTATATTGAACTACCCACCGCTCCAGATGCTTTCGAGTCGCTTTATGGATATTGCGTAGCTAATGACATAACGCCATTCGTCACCGAAAACGAACTTAAGACGTTTGATCCTGCGAGGAAAAAACTACGCACAGACACAGTAGGCGCAAACTCTACCGTAAAAGGGTTTTACGAAAACGGAAATCAGCAGCGTTTATTGTATTATATGTATGAAACAGATATAGTAGATCAATTCAAAGCATCACCTGCGCTTCGCTTCAGGGTTGATCCGGCTGCTCCTGTCATCAGAGATGAACTTGACGAAAGCAACGCAAACTACGATCCTGATGAGCTAGGAGGATACACAATTAACTACAGATTCAACGTTCACCCCACCTGGGACTGGTTTGATCATGCTTACTGCCGCGCCATGTGCCTGGCGCTGGGCTTCACGGAGCAAGACCTCACCTTCGCACCTCCACCATGACCGCCGATCGCCCCGATCAGTTCGTCGTCGTTCCTGATCGCCCTGCCGCCGTGGAGCTCTCCGCCCTGGTGGCCCTGGCCAATCGCCAGCGGCTGCAGGATCGGGAGGCACGAGCGCGGGTGATCCGACAGGCGCTGAATGATGCGCGGCGGCGCTGACCACCGAGAAGCGATCGGAAAACTACGGGGCAATTCGGCGTGATGCCATGCCCACCAACCTGTACCGCCAGCTGCTGCGGGAGATCTTCAACACCGTCACCCCCGACCCCGACAACGAACCCGATGGAGGCGGCGGCTCCGGTGACGCCGACCCCACCGGCGACGATCAACAGCTCACCGATGCCGACGGCCTCCTGCGTGCCCTAAAGGCCGAGCGGAAGCTGAACCGGCAGAACGCCGCCCGCGCCGCCCAGCTGGAGGCTCAGCTCAAGGAGGTGGGGCAGGTCAACCCTCAGCTGCTGGCCGAGGCCCAGGCCAAGGCTGACGCTGCCGAGCACCAGCGGCAGCTACTGGAGCAGCAGATCAACTCCCGCCTGGCTGACCAGGAGCGGAAGTATCAGGAGCAGCTGGCCCGGCTCACCGGTGAGCTGCAGAGCAAGGCCACCGCCGCCGAGCGGGAGGCGCTGCGGGTGAAGGCGGAGCGGGAGTTCCTCGCCAGCAAGGGCTCCACCGACGCCAGCGAGATCGACGGCTGCACGCCGTTCGACTACATCTGGAAAGTCTTCGGCACCAGCTACGCCGAGGACAAAAACGGCCTCTACCTGCTCGACGCCGACGGCAGCCCGGCACTGGATCCCGAGACCGGCAAGCGGATCACCCTGCGCGAGCACTTCGCCAAGCTCCGCAAGGATCCCGTGCACGGTATGCACTTCCAGCCGGAATACGGCTCCGGAGGCGGTGCCCGTGGCGGCCGTGATGGGCGGGTGAACAACACCGCGGACCTCTCGAAGGTGCCCACGGGCCAGCTGTTCAAGGACGCCTTCGCACGGCGCCGGTAACGGCTTAAAGGGAACGGGTCTGCTGACTGCGACACGGACCACGTGATGTGGTCCGCCCCGGCGTGACGCCACCAGCAGACCCCTATTCCCAGGTATCCCGATGGGCCTTACCCTTCTGGAGGCGGCCAAATCCGAACGCGATCCGGCCCGCCTCGCCGTTATCCGTGAGCTGAGCGAAGGCGAGCTCATGAGCATTATTCCCTTCCGCGATGTGGAGGGAGAAGGCATCTTCTACGACCAGGAAGGCGAACTGCCTGCAGTTGGCTTTCGTGGCATCAACGAAACCCTCGACGCCACCTATGGCGTGCTCAACCCTCAGGCTGAGCGCCTCAAGATCATGGGGGCCGAGGTCGATGTAGACACCGCCGTGATCGACATGCGCGGCGAACAGGCCATTGCCGACCAGGTGCAGATGAAGGTCCGCTCGATGCGGATGACCTTCGAGGACCATGTGATCAACGGCGATGAGAGCACCAACCCCCGTGCGTTCGACGGCCTCCGCCGTCGCGTGCAGGTTGGCAGCTCGCAGGCCGTCAACGCCGGCGGCGCCCTGTCGCTGACCGTGCTTGATGAGCTGATCGATGCCTGTGACGCGCAGGGCGGCAGCAAGGTGCTGATCATGAACAAGAAGATGCGCCGGCGCCTCAACGCTGCCAGCCGCAACTCCTCGATCGGCGGCTTCATCAACTACGAACAGAGCGAGTTCGGCCGCCGCGTCACCACTTACGGCGACACGCCGATCGTGGTGGTTGACGCCAACGCCCAGAACCAGCAGATCATGCCGTTCACCGAGACGGCCGGCGGTGCGCCTACTGGTGGCGCCACCACCTCGATCTACTGCGTGTCGTTTGGTGACCTGCTCACCACCGCCATCCAGGGTCGTGCCCGCGGCCAGTTCGGCGTGTCGGTTCGCGCCCTGGGCGAGGTGCCGGATGCGCCGGTCGATCGCACCCGGATCGAGTTCTATACCGCCCTCGCCGTGATGAACGGCCGCTCCGCTGCCCGCCTCTACAACATCACCGACGCGGCTGTCGTCGCCTGATCTATCCCCTGATTCTCTGAGGACCAAACCATGGGAGCTCGCTCCACCGGCCTCGCCCCCCGCAGGGGCTACCTGATCGACGCAGCCACCGTCCTGGTGGGTGCTGTCGCTGCTGGCGCTCGAGGCCGCGCCGCTGGCACCCGTACGGGTGCTGCCCAGATCCTGAACACTCGCCTTGAGGCTCAGGACACCTTCAAGCTGGTCGCGCACGGCAATGCCAGCGCTGCCGGCCAGTACACCGTCCAGGTGGCTCACGTCCCCGAAGGGGGGACCGTGAACAACAGCCACTACGCCACCATCGCCCTGGTCACCTGTGCCCCCGGCATCCAGGAGATCGCGCTGAGCGGTGCGCAGGTACGTGCGCTGGCTGCCACCGGCGCCTCGATCACCTCGGGTGACGTGCGCGTGGTGGCGATCCGCGCCAACGCTGGCGCCGATGCCAACGCCCCTGCCGGCGTGAACACGATCAGCCTGCAGGTTGCGAACTGATCACCACCGGGGCCCTTCGGGGCCCCTCAACATTTCTGAGGATCGAGCAATGACCTCGTTTGCGATGCCCCAGGGCGTGACGGTTGAGGAGATGCAGGCCGCGATGGGTGCGCCTGTGGCGACTGAGCCGAAACCTGAGCCGAAACCTGAGCCGAAGCGCCGGGTGGCGCCGAAGCCGGAAAGCTGAACCTGTAGACGGTAGCGGCCATGCGCAGAGTACTCACACCAGCTCACGCGACGTTCTCGGCCGTGAACCGGACGATCTCGTTCGCCACCACGGTGCCTGCGAGCATCAGCCACATCCTCAAGGTGACCAACCTGACCCGTGGGGTGGTGCTGTTCGACCCGACGGCTGAGAGCGGCGACGGCTACCTCAGCAGCGCGACCTACGCCTCGCCGGTGCTCACGCTGGTGGTCAGCACCGCAGGGATGGCTGACAGCGACAGGCTGTTCATCGAGTACGACGACGGGCAAGGCGGCGGTGGGGGTGGTGGGGGTGGTGGCGACGCGACGGCCGCCAACCAGGCGCTGCAGCTGGCGGAGCTGGAGTCGATCGATAGCAAGCTGCCGGCCCTGAGCGGCGGGGCTGTGCCGGTGCTGAGCACAGCGTCAGCAACTGATTCCTTCGGCAACAATACAAGGGCCTACGACACGGCCAGCAGCCTTCGCCAAGCATTTACATCAACTAGCTCCGCAGCCGTGGCGCTGCCAACGCTTGGCGCCAGCCGAGAGGTGATGTTTCATGCTTCGTCAGCGGGTCGGTGTTTCATAAGGTTTGGAGCTAGCGATGTTATCGCGGCTAGCGTTGCAGCTGGGCAGCTTGCATTAGAAGCCGGTGAGCGATTCCATATGCGGATTCCTGCCGGGGTGACGCATTTTCGGGTGATTCGTGACACCACGGATGGCCATTTGAACGTGACGGCGGTGCTCTGATGATCGGCGCCGTTGGCCGCATTGGATATTTAGGACTGTCAGGCGGCAGTCGATTGCTATATCCTAGTTATGTGCAAGACTATCTTGATCGTGTAACCGCTGCGGATGTAACTGCCGGAAATACTCAAGGCCTGGAGCGCGGCGTCACCGATGGCTTCAATATCTGCCTGCAAGGCATGGTTGCCGATGGCAGTTTAGGGGTGAGCAGCAACGTGCTGGCGCAAGCGGCAAGCACAGTCAAGGCGGGATGTCTCATGGCAGGGGCGCGGACGCTTTCAGGGGCTCTGACGCCAATCGCAGCAGATATGCCTGCGCCGACCAACTACAACTTCGTCAGCGGTGATTACGACCGCAAGACTGGGCTGGTGGGAGATGGCCTTAGCAAGTACCTTAACACTAATTATAAAATCTCCCAATATACCACAGGCGAAAATCTACATTTGGGATTGTTTGGCACATCAAATTTGAATAGTGGTCGTCCCATGGGTGTGTTTAGAGCAGGCATTTATACACGGCACTATCTACCCTGTGACGATTATATCAATGGCGCAGGCTGGGGTAGTCCTACTGCAGCTAACATTTTAGGCTCTGGGCATTATATTGCCACTAGAGTTACAGGACAAACTCCTGCAAGATATATCAATGGAAGTTTTGATGTCAATTTAGATACAGACAATTCAACACCTTCAGATCATCCGGTTGGTGTTTTTTGTGCGCTAGGAAGCGCAACTGGCGCTTCCGCAGAAACTACTGAAACCTTTGGGTTCAGTTCGGCAAGAATTGCATTTTATCATATTGGAGACGGCTTAACGGCTTCTCAAGTCTCCGCTCTCAATGGACGCAGAGCAGATTTATTTACAGCCTTCGCGGCGGTGATTCCATGACTACGCTAGCTGACATCTTGGCGGCTGGTGGTGGAGCGCTGCCGCCGGTAGAGGAGTTCAATCCTAAGGCATTCGCGTTGCTTGTGCCACAGCCAACATACGAAGCAGCCATGGCGGCGCAAGACACTTTCAAGCCACCCGGCTGGCAGCATTGCCTTCAGCCGGTCTCCGTGGAAGGCGAAATTCACTGGGGGATTGGCGCAGATATTTTGACTGAGGCTCTGCCGCCCTATGGGATCATGCGACATGTTTTTGGTCACCTTCCAAACGAGTTGGCGGCAACGGTGCTGGTAGTGCCGTGGGAAGAGTTCATATCGCTGCTGCCTTCTTCCCCACTTGGTTTGCCCACATGAGCAGCATTACTGAACAGATCGAGCCGAATCGTTGCTGGCGTTAATGGCATGAGCATAATTGTTCCAGTTTTTACCTATGACTGCGCAATGGAGCGCATGATTGATGGTGATACTTTTGTGGCCAACTTGAGTCGGGACGTTGGTTTCAACTGCCGCCCCACCTGGCGCTGGCGCCTGCGGGTTTCCGGGATCGACTGCCCGGAGATGAGGGGTGCCTCCCGTGTGCTCGGCCAGGCCGCCAGGGAATTCGCCGAAGCGTGGCTGACCGCTGAGCCGGTCGCCGCCGAAACGCTGCTCCAGGACAGCTTCGGCCGCTGGGTGGCGATCATCCGTCGTGCCGACGGAGTCCTACTGGCGGATGCCCTGGTGGCAGCCGGTCATGCGGTGCCGTGGGCGAAGGGATGATGCGGCGGTTGGGGGGCCGAAGCCCCCGGCCACCACACAGGACACGAAGGTGCTGTGTCGGCCCGCAGGGAACCACCCCTGTGAGCTGAGATCAGTGTAACCCTTCGCAACAGGAAGGAAAACCCCTGCCACCGCAGTGCGGCAGGGGCAGCAACCCACCGATCCAGGCTGCCGGGAATCGGCAAGCCGTCGGGGGGCGGTGCAGTTTCGCAATCGATCCGGTAGGATGCAGAAGTCCACCACCACACCACCACCCATGCCTTTCGACGACGACGAGCCGAGCTACTTCGAGTCGCTCTGGGATGAAGACCCGCTCGAGGGCGACGACGAGCCCGACCCTGGCGAGGAGTGCCTCACGGCTGCCGAGCGCAACCCATCGATGCTGCGAGGGCGCTGATGGGCGACTTCTACGACCCCGCCGGCATCCAAGCCCCCGAGCCGCCCACCGGGCCCCGGGGGCACATCTGGAGCAGCCGCTTGACTGCCTGGGTGAAGCCGATCCGCGGCCGCTCCCCCGGCCGCAAGCCCAGCCCCGACCATCTGTTCTGCTCAGAGCCGCCGTGCTGGCTCTGGGGTCCACCACTGGAGGAATCATGACCGGAACTACCACCATGTCGACCGAAAGCCTTATCGCTCCCGTTGCCGAGACCACGGCGCTCACCCGATGGGAAGCGCTGGCGGCAGACATCGCCATCGCATCGCAGGATGCGGAAAGCAAGGCCTTTAACTACCGCGACACGCACGACAACAAGGCCGCTCGCTCCTGGGTTGCCCAGTTGCGGCGACTGAAGGGCGGCATTGAGCGGGCCAGGAAGGACGCGAAAGCCATTCACCTGGAACGCGGTCGCGCCGTTGACGAAGCGGCGAAAACCCTTGAGGCATCCGTGGCGGGATTGATCGAGCCTCACGAAACCGCGATCAAAGCGATCGAGGCGGAGGAGCAGGCCCGCGTCGATGCTCACCGCGCAGTGCTGGACCGCATCGCTCAGCTAGCCGAAAGCGTCGCCACCGCCGACGAGGCGGAAGCACGGCTGGCGGAGTTGGAGGCGATCGACGCCACTGCACTTGAGGAGTTCGCTGTAGCGGGCGCCAACCGCCTGCAGGAAGCGATCGAGCATCTGCTGGGGCTACGGGACACCCTGCGGGCCCAGGAGGCCGAACGTGCCGAGCTGGAGGCCCTGCGAGCCGAAAAGGCCCGGCGGGAAGAAGAGGAAAGGCAAGAGCGCATCCGCCAGGAAGCGATCGAGCAGGAGCGCCGGCGAGCCGCTGCCCAAGCGATCGAGCAAGAAGCTCGGATTCGCCGGGAAGCCGAAGAGCGCCAGCGTGCATCTGAGCAACAGGCACGGATCGAGCGTGAAGCTGCGGCCGCTCGTGAGGCGCTGGCACTGGCGGAGGCCGAAGCGGCTCGCCACGCGCAGGAGGACGCAGAGCGACGCGCAGCCGAGGCCGAGCGCCGGGAAGCGGAGCGGTTAGCCGAGCAGATGCGATCCGGACGGGCGCGAGCCGACGCCGAAGCAAAGGTGCAGCAAGCCCGCAAGGCTCTTGCCAGAAAACTGCAGCGCGAGCTGACGATCGCAATGAACGGCATGACGCCCGCGTCGGTTGCTGCCGCCATCGCCAACGGCACCCTGCACCCGGCCATTCAGGTCGACTGGGGCAAGATCCACTGACCACCTCCATTCCGCTTTCACAATCACAACACCACCATGACCGCCACCATCCCCGCCCCCGCCCTCCAGTGCGAAGGCGCCCTGTCCGACACGATCCTCCAGGCCGCCCGGGCGGCTCTGCCCCGCAACCCCGGCCCGTGGGTGATCCTGCCGGCTGGGGCCAGGAATGAGCCGCTGGTTCCCCTCCTGGTGGGCCTGCTTGACGCCACACAGGCGATCGCCAGCGCAGTGAACGACAACGCTCACGACGAAGGCCAGCCCCTGCCCCGTCAGTTCGCCCTCGAACTGGCCCGCCAGGCTGAGCTGGTCGCCGCCGTGCTCCGCAATGCCGCCGATGCGGGTGACCTGACCGGCGGGTGGGGCCTGCCGTCGATGAGCGGCAAGGAGCTGGTGTGATGCGGGAAAACTACAACAATCCGAAGCACAGTGATGATTATGTTGCTGTTATTTCTCTTGCAGCGCATCGAGCGAAAAAGCGACGTGCTGCAGCTGCTGCCAAGGCCGATGCCCGTCGCGGAGCACTGATCACCGTGTTCCTGTTTTGCGCCGGGGCGCTGTGCGGTTACACGCTGCACAGGGAGCAACAGTTACATCAACTAGAGCGGAATGTTCACCACTTGCGCTAGCTGCCGCTTTTGCGGCAAAGACGATGAGCGGATGTCGTGCCATCGCATGCCGCCGCCCTGGCCCACCGTCAACAGCTGGAGCTGGTGTAGTGAATGGCAAGCAAATCAACCACAGGAACCTTCCCATGAATTACGGACTGCTCACCAGAGATGAAACCCTCGTCGAAACAGGCGAAGGGATCACGATGACCACGGAGCCCGGCGCCAAGCTCTGGCCCTATCGGGTGGTGTTCCCCGGCAACCGGCCCATGCGCGGCTCGATCCGGGCCGCATCAAGGCGGCAGGCGGAGCGGTTTCTTCGAGCTCGCCACCCCCAGGCCCTCGGCGTGATGGTGGGGGCACGGGGATGATGCGTTTCACTTACCGCAACGCTCTCGGGGAAGAGCACACCGAAGACCTGGTGGGCCCCTCCGACTGGGGCAAGCGCGACTACCGGGCAGCGATTCGGCGCCAGCGGCCGGGTGTTGAGGTGCTCGGCCTTGAGCGGATCAGCCGCATCCTGCAGCCCCCTGGCAATGCCGCGGGGCGAGAGTACCGGGTGACGATGCTGGTACCGGGGCGGCCGCTGACGCGGGTGTTCCTGGCTGCTCGATCGCACCACGAAGCGGTGCGGCAAGCGCTGGCCGCCGCAGAGCCGGGCGCCCGCCTGGTGGAGTGCTCTTTTCAATGAACCTCGCTGATTTTCAGATTGCCGAGCTGTGCCGCTGCGGCATGGTCGACCCCTTCGATGAGGCCCTGATCAACCCCGCCAGCCTGGACGTTCGGCTAGGCGATGAGCTGCTGATTGAAGGCGCGGAAAGCCGCGACATGGTTCGGTATCCGTTTCACGCGCACGGAGAAGAAGATCCGTACTGGATGCGATCGGGGCAGTTCGTGCTCGGCTGCACCCTGGAGGTCATCACCATCCCTGGCAATCTGACGGCTCAGTTTGTGCTGAAGTCCAGCCGTGGGCGGGAGGGCATCGAGCACCTGATGGCTGGCTGGGTGGACCCCGGCTACCGGGGGCGCCTGACCCTGGAGCTGCACAACAGCCGCCAACTCCATGGCGTGGCGATCTGGCCCGGGATGCGGATTGGCCAGTTGGTGTTCAGCCGCCTGGAGGAGCGACCGCTGCGCACCTACGCCGAAACGGGCCGGTACCAGGGAGACATGCGCGTCCGGGAGAGCCTGGGATGAGGAAACCGCCATGTGGCCGCCGATTCGACGCAGAGACGGTGCAGGAGATCGTGGGGTCACCGGCCACCAATGCGGCGCTGGCGCGGGAGCACGGCTGCAGCCGTGAGCTGATCCGGCAGATCCGCGCTGGTGACATCTATCAGGACCTGCAGCCGAAGCGGCCCCGGTTTAATGCCAGCGAAGTCCGCGAGATCCTCCGCTCAGGGCTCACCAACGCAGAAGAGGCTCGCCGGCGCGAATGCGGCCCGGAGCTGATCCGCCAGATCAGGGCAGGGCTGGCCTACCGCAACCTGCTGCCCTACGGGCACCTGCCACCAGATGCCGATGGGCCCCGGTGTGAGCGGTGCTGGCACTGGCGGGCAGATCACTGCGGAATGGGCTTCCCCGACCCGATCGAGGAGGGGTCGTTCTTCGCACGGGACTGCTCGATGTATCAGGAGGGGAGCTGATGACCCGGATGCTGCTGACGATCCCCGAGGCGGCCGAAGCGCTGGGGGTGTCCGACCGGCACATCAAGCGCCTGGTGGCTGAAGCTGACGCGAACCGCCGCAGCCGCTGGCGCTGGGGCCGGGAACTGATTGACCTGGCGCCAGTGGGGTCAGGTCGGCGGGTGGTGCGGGTGAATGTCGCGGCGGTGGTGCCCACCCCCTAACGCCCGCTCCGCCGCCTCTGCTACCTGGTGGGGCTGGATGTGCGCCCGGTAAGTCCTCGTGTGCTGCAGCGGGCTGTGGCCCATGAGCCGCGCCGCGGTGTAGATGTCCAACCGGCTGCCGCCGGTGCTCCACAGCCGAGCCGCGTAGGCGTGCCGCAGGGCGTAGGGGCGCCAGGACAGGGCCAGCTTGCGCAGCTCCTTCGAGAGCCACTTCGACACTGCATCAGGCCGCTGCGCCAGGCCCGGCCGCAGGCGGCGATCGTGCAGGGCGAACCGGCCCACCCACTCACGGGGCAGTGGTACCACCGTGCGGAATCCGGTCTTGCTGGCCTCCTGCACCTGGCAGTAGTCCCGATCGATCAGCGCCGCGCCCTCGATCTCATGGGGCCTGAGCCCGTAGGTGGCCATCATCCCCCAGTACCAGGCCGATGGGTTCGGCGCCGTTTCCACCCAGGCGATGATCTGCGCATCGGTGGGCACCGCCACCAGGGCGGCCTGGTTGTAGGTGGGTAGCGGCACCTCAGGGAACGGCACCGCTGCCAGCCGGGCGACGTGCCGCAGCAGGTAGAAGAGCTCCTTGTAGCTGCAGCTGCCCCGGTCGTAGCGCTGCAGCGCGGCGGCCATCGATGCGGTGGTGCATGCGCTGGTGGGTGGGATCTGCCGCAGGCGGCCGAGGTAGTTGACCTGCCAGGTGCTCTCCCCGGTGCGGCCCAGGACCACTTTCGCCCGGTACAGCCGGTTTATCGCCTCGCGCCAGGTGATGCCGCTGGTCTGCTCATCCAGCCAGTAGGCCCACTCGAACGCACCGGTGGCCAGCTGGCGCTCCAGGGTCTGCAGCTGCTTGGCAGCGGTGCGGCGGTTGATCGGAGTGTCGTCGAGGCGCAGGGCGATGCGGGTCTGCTGGAGGCCCGGCTGCCCGTCGCGCCGCGGCGCCTTGGCGAGCAGGTACAGCCGGCCGCGCTGGGCGGTGACGCTGGCCATGGGCGAATACGAAAACTGCGGGCGGTGTGGTGGCGCCCGATGCACGGGCCGTGCATTTCTAGCCGATCCCCTGTCCCTTCCTGTCCCTTCCTGTCACCTGGGGCGCTCCGGTGGCTCAAGCCAGATCGGCGTCAGGGCGGGCGTTTTCGGCGAGACGGCAGGCCAGGACTGCAGCGTAAAGATTCTCGTTAATCTCCCGGATGTCGTATTCTCAGCCCTGTGGTGGCGGCGGGTTTCGGCGGTAGTGCACCAGGCGTGCATGCCGGGGCGGCTGGCAAGCTATGGGCATGGATGAATTCCGCGCCTTGCCGACCCAAGAGGTGATCATCCGCGAGGGGCAGCCGATCTGGCGCGTCTGCGGCGCCGGCCTGTGTGTTGAGGACCGCAGCGGCACCAAGGCCATGGCTGCATTTCATGCCCTGTGCGTCAGCCGCGGCATCGAGCCGCCGACCCGTGGGCCCCACGTGCCTTGCCGGGGGCCGTCGGAATCAACCGAGCCAGGGGTATGACTTCAATCGCCTGGAGCCAAATGAGCCTCTACGAGGTGCCCGGCGGCGGCCACGTCTGGGGGCGAGAGTTTCAGATCCTGCCAGCCGGCACCATGGCTGCTGCTGCCGGGATGCTGCACGGCCTGATCGGTGTCGATGCCAAGCCGCTGGGTGGCGGCAAGGCCGAGGTGAGGCCGGGCTCGCCGGTGAAGCTCTACGGCACGCGTGGAACTGAGACCGCGCTGCTGCAGCCGTATCAGGATGAACTTTGCGAGGCGTTCAGCGGGAAGACGGCGCCGACGTAGGAGCCGGTCGCGGCTGGAGGCCTTGGATCCGTTCGCGCTGCACGGCGGTGGACAACAGGGCCAACACGGAGATGGCAATCGCCGCCCACGTTGCTAGCGCTGACGCCGACCACGTGGCGACGGCCCGGCCACCCTGCGTCCTGGCGTCGCTGTTACCCAGCTTGTCGACTTTCGCCACCAGCTGGCTGATGTCGTCGCGGGTGATCATGTTTCGCTCCAGCTCCACCTGCCGGGCCTCCAGCCGTTCGACGCGAGCCATGAAAGCGCTTGTCTGCGCCTGGCCCTGGTTGATGCTGAGCTGCAGGCCCATCAACAGGCCATCGAGCTTCCCCAGGCGGTCGACCAGGTTGATGAGACTGATTGGCTGATCATCCATGCTCCGGTGCCTCCGCAGGTGGTTGCCAGGCGGTGGTGTGAGCCCACTGCTCACCGGGGCGCACATCGATCCAAGGCATCAGCAGGCCGGGCCGCAGCGGGCCCCACCGGACCATGCCATGCAGGTCGGCGTCCTCGGCGGTGGGCTGGCGATCGGCGATCCAGCGGCTCATCCCTTGCCTTGCCCCACGAGGTGCTTCCGACCGCGACGCTCCGGCCGGCTGCGGGTGCCCTGGCCCTGGCTGGTGGTCTTCGGCACCGGCTCCTTGCGGACGGTGCCGGCGGATCCGGCTTTGGCCTTGGTGGCCATCGATGCGACGCGTCGTTACGGCAGCTTTCCGGGTTGGACGCTCACGCTGCCGCCCCTCCCCGCCAGCAGCTTCTCCACAGCAGCAATAAAGCTGCCGCTTAACATTACTTTTTCCTCTCCATAAAAAATTGAATACGCATCAAACAATTCCCATAGTTCCCGATGGGTCGGGCGCGGCATCAGGCGACCCTGGTCGCTGGTAGGGGGTTGCGTGCGCAGCCGCTCCATGGCGGCCTGGGTGGTGGGGTCGAGCTGAAGGGGGCAGGTCATGGCTGGGCCTCCTGTGGCGCGGGGAACGGCAGGGCGTGGAAGGGGAGCCAGTGGGTCGGAAACGGAATGCAGTCAATCGATTCCCTTGATCCAAGTCGCCAACCAAGTCGCGGCGTAAACCACCAGAGCAGCCCTGAAGTGTTGAAATCGCCAGCACTTGGCGACAGGTCCGGCAACCGCTCACTCACCGCCACCGGCACAGCAGCCGGCGCGGACGCGGACAGCTGCTGGAGCAGGGCGGCGATGCGGTGGCATTTGGCACCTTCGGAGTATTCGCCAAGATCCCCCCATTCCTTGGCGTTTTTGCGCAACCACTCCACCAACTCCCCCACCTCCCCCTCGGCTGGAGGCTGCAAACAGCGGTGATTCAGCGTTCGAACAACCTCATCGACAGGAACCATCGCTCCATCAAAAAGAATGGCTGCGCCATCACCGCAGATGCCTTCGGTCCAGCGTCGTTCCCCCTCAGGGGGTGGGGTGATGGCATCTTCATCCACTCGTTCGCCAATGACCTGAGCAGCCCAGGTCAGCATCCCGGCGTCTTTCGACTGATCGGCATCAGCGGCGCGTATGGCCTGCCCTACGAGCCAGGCCACCAACGTCCCCACCTCCCCCTCGGCGGGCGGGGCGGGGTGGGCAAACAAAGGAGTGATAGTTGGATGATAGTTTTCCAACCAAGCTTCACACTGAGCCGACAAATCAACGCGCCGCCTCACGTCGGGGCTGCGCCATTCCTTGAGGTATGCCACCGGCTTCACCTCCGGCGCTGCCGGGGTAGCGAGATGTCCCCAGCGGGAAAGGGCCTGGCGCTGCGCCCAGACAATGATTTCATCGAGGCCCAACTCGTTCCAGTTGTTGGCCGCGTCGGCCTGAGCGTTCCACGACTCCTCCAACTGATCCAACCCCCACAGATCCTCATCGCTAGGCTCCCCAGCGACGGAGGCCGGTTCCCTGCCCTCGGGCACAGCCGGTCCATCCGCCTCATCGGCCAGGGCGGCGCGGGCATCGGCAATGGCGTCGTCCCAATGCAGGCCCCAGGCGCCATCATCATTGTGCAGTCCAACCAGCCGCTCCAGCGCGGCGCGGATCGGGTCAGTCATGGTTGATCTCCGTGGTGGTGTTCTCATCTTGTAGGGGAATGACAATCTGGGTCGTTTCCATGGCGTTGATTGACTTCATCGCCGCCTTGACTTCATCTCTGGCGCGGGCAATGCTCGGCGGAACGCAGCCGTTGAGCAATGCATCAATCGCTGCCATGCGTCGCGCCAGCGCTGAGTAGGCCAGCGAGTAGTCAGGACCAGTGCGGGTTTCTTTGTAGGAAAACATGATTAGTTGTTGGGACTAGGAGAGATTTCAGCCTGCCTAACTCACGGCCCCACCTCCACACCAGCCGCATCAATCACGCTTTGCAGGTATTTCGTAGCCTCCTTGTTGGTGTCATAGAAATGCCCAGCCGCCTCCACCCCCAGCAGATACAAACCAGCCATGTGAACGCCAACTGCTGTTTCAAGCACGCGGCCAACTTCACCGGCCAGATGAACAGCCCAGCCGCTTATGCAGTGGGTCGTTTCGCAGGTGTGCCAGTCGTTCATGTACAGTGCACCCGGCTGCAGCGCAGCTCGGGCTACGGCGAGCAATCGAGCG